AGGGCGATGAGCGCCTGGCACGGAGGCGTCCCGTGGGCGCCGTCCGTACTAGACCGAGCGATCCGCGACGGGATCGCCGACGAGGTAGCGGCGCTCGCGCTCCGACACCGGAGCAGACGCGGCTCGTACCACTCGACCCCGCACGACCACCCGTTCGGCGGGCTGCAGGTCCACGACGGCCACGTCACCGCGGTGCTGTCCACGCTGGACATCGTCGTCGGGTTCCGGGTGCGCACGCCGGACCAGATGGACGAGGCCCGGGCGGAGACGGCCGCGAGGAAGGCCGAGGTCGCGAAGAACACGACCGGGGTCGCCCGGGGGCGAGGTGGGGCGGGGAACCTGAACCCGACGAGCTGGGAGGAGCTCATCACGATGCTACGAGCCGACGGGTTCGAGGTTGAGCAGGGCGGGAAGCACCTAGCCGTCTCGAACTCGAACGGCGACCGGCTGGTGACGCTGCCCGTCACGGCCAGCGACCACCGCTCCCTACTGAACGCACTGAGCCAGCTAAGACGCACGCTGGGCGTACCGCTCCGGCGCAACACGAGAGGACAGAGATGAGCGAGGACAGGACGGCCATCGTCGAGGCCGAGCCCGAGCCGAGGGCAGTGATCGCGCTCTCGCTCGAGCGCGGCCGAGCTGAGTTGAAGCTGGTCGACGACGGCGAGACGCTGATCCTGACCGTCCCGGACGGTTGGGGGTTCAGGGCGCTGTACCCGGCCAGCCCAGAGCGGGGTCGGCGCTTCACCACGATCTTCCTGGACAAGGAGGACGTCGGGTACGGAGAGACCCGCGGACCGGACAGGGGCGGACAGTGACGGGCCTCGTGTCGATCACCGCTCGGCCGCTGATCGGGGCCGCCGTGCTCGCCACGCTGGACGCGCCCAGCCCGTACGACGGGACGTCGCTGGCGAAGATCTCGCTGCTCCGGGCGCTGGACGGCCGGGGCTGGAGCGAGACGTGGACCGGGGTCCCGGTCGACGGTGACCCGATCGTGCTGGCACTCGAGGCGCTCGAGCCGGAGCTGCGCGAACGGACGGTGCTCGAGATCCGGGCAGCCGCGGTACGATCGATCGCCGAGCTGATCGCGACGATCATCCCGGCCAGCCAGGAACCAGGAGAGGATGAGTCATGATCAAGACGAGCTACAGCGAGCTCGACACGTACCGCCAGTGCCCGCTCAAGCACTACGTCCACTACACGCTGCGGCTCCGGCCGCCGGAGCAGGCCCACGCGCTCTCGCAGGGCTCGTGCCTGCACGCCGTGATGGAGGCGCACTTCCGCTCGCTGCAGCGCAACGACGGGGAGGGTCGCCCGCGGAACCTCATCGAGGCGGGCGCCGCGGTCGACGCGGTGCTCCAGGACTGGGCCGACGGGTTCGAGGGCCAGGCCGGACTCGACGCGGAGACGATCGCGAACGTGGCCTGGATGTACGAGGGCTACGTCGAGCGCTATAGGGTCGATCCGGAGTGGAGGGAGATCCTCGGCGTCGAGGTCAAGGGTGACGCGTTCCTGACCCGCTCCGCGGGCGAGCACGTCCGGATGCAGTACCGCGCCGACCTGCTGGTGAGCGACCTGCAGGGTCGGATCTGGATCATCGACTGGAAGACTGCGAAGGGGCGCGACGCCTCCGGCGCGGCGTACGACCGCGAGCTGGACATCGACGACCAGCTCGGGATCTACATCGCCGCGATGCAGCGTGAGGGGATCGACGTCTTCGGTGCGGTCTACGGTCGGCTCCGGAGCGACAAGCTGGTGCGGAAGATGACGCTGGAGGAACGCTCCGGCCGGACGCTGGTGTTCCGCGGAGAGGAGGAGCTCCGCGCGCTGTGGGTCGACGCCGGGAAGGTCGCCCGCGCGATGCTCACGACGCAACGCCGCCCGGAGGAGCCCTACAGCTCGCCGAACCCGTCCGAGTGCAAGTGGAAGTGTGACGCGAAGGAGGCGCACCTCCACGCTCGCCGGTCCGGGCGCTCGATGGCCGACGCGGTGTCCGGGTTCGGCTGGGTGCCGGACACGCACCGCGAGGACGAGGCTCGCCGCGCTGCCGAGAAGGAGGCGGCCGACGCCGGACTCGCTGCGGTGAAGGAGGCCGCGTCGTGATGCGCAGGATCTCGATCCACTACGTTAACGACGAGGGGCACCCGGTGATGGTCGAGTACAGGCTCGACGACTCCGGGGTCGTGGCGCTGCTGGCGCTGCTGGACGAGGAGGGTGAGCCATGCTGACCGACGCCGAACTGTTGTCGCGAGTGACGGGCGACACCCGCGGCTGGGACGCCGCGGAGGGGCCGCGCTGGGGCGCGATGGTCTTCGACCACGAGAGCTCGGAGATGGTGGGCCTGACCGTCGTCGCCGAGACCGAGGATGAGGTGCGAAAGCTCGCGGAGGAGTACGCGATCCGGATCCTGCAGCTCGAGGACGGCGACTACGAGGTCATGGACGACGTGGAGCGTGAGGAAGGGTGAGGCACAACCTGCCCTGGGTCGTCGGGGCCGGTGCGGGCGCGTCGCTGCTCGTCGCGATCTGGAGCCCGTACCACTGGCAGTTCGCGCTGACCGGGCTCGGGCTGCTGCTCGTAGCAGCCGGGCTGGCCGTGCCCGAGTCGAAGCCGATCGAGTTCGACGGCGTGCGGGTCGTCTCGGTCAGTATGGAGTTCGGCGGGGAGCTCGGCTCGATCCAGATCGAGCTCGGGCGCGGCACGAACGGATCCGGGGTCGACGCTGCGGCGCTGAGCCCGCAGGTCCGTGAGGCGCTGCGGAGGTGGGTGGCGTGATCGGCGGGCTGGTCGTCCCCGCGCTAGTCGGGCTGCTGGTCGGGCTCGCTGTCGTCTGGGCGCAGCGCGAGCTGCGGTTCCGGCGCGACCGGACGCTACGCGACGTATACCGCCGGGAGCGGGCGATGGGCGTGCTCGAGAGCTGGTCCGAGGAGGACTGAGAGCGTTGGAACTGGTCCGCGGGACGGTGGTGCTGCTCGGCTGGTGCGCTCACGCCGACGGGACGGGGCACCCGGCCACGAAGGAGTTCGAGATCCTCGTGCTGGTGCGCGACGACAGGATGCGGTACCCGCTGCTCCCGTTCGTCCCCGAGTACCCGTCCGGGCTGGTAGGATCGGGACCACGCCCCGATCGGGATTGATCGGGGTAGTCCGCCGGAGGCGGACCGAGTAGAGGAGAAACCAAGTGACGATCGGGAAGCCGCTCACCGAGCAGAGGACGTACCTCCGGGTGCTGAACTACGGGCCGCCCGGAACGGGGAAGACCACCGCGGGCGCGTCGCTCTCGCAGCTCGGCCCGCTGATCGTGATCGACGCTGAGGGTGGCGCGAAGAAGCGGGCGCTCGAGCAGCACGGCGTGGTCGCGAAGAACATCCTGCTGTGGCCGCCGGACGGGCCCGAGGCGCTGACCTACGATGCGGTCGAGGCGATGTACGTCGAGCTCCGGACCGAGCTGCTGGATGACCCGAACGCCTACGCCGGGGTCATGATCGACTCAATGACCGAGCTCTCGCGTCGGCTGCTCGAGACGGTGACGAAGGCCGCACTGGAGAAGGCCGCCCGGCTCGGGAAGCAGCGCGACCGGTTCCAGATCAACCTCGAGGACTACGGGACGAGCAGCTCGATGATGCGCTCGGTGCTGCGCCGGTTCACCGACCTGCCGTTGCACGTCGTGCTGACCGCCCTCGAGCGTCGGGACCAGGACGACGACGGGTCGGTCGCGTACGGCCCGGCGATGGGGCCCTCGATCGCGAACGACACGATGGGACTCGTCGACGTGGTCTGCTACAACACGGTCGAGCCGATCGGGGACGAGACGTTCTACCTCGGGACCACGACGCCGATCAACAAGCGGAAGGCGAAGGACCGGTTCGGGCTGCTGCCCGGCCGGATGGTCGACCCCTCCGCACTCCGGATGGTCGCGTACATCGACGGGAACCTCGAGCGTAGCGAGGACCCGCGCCAGCAGGCCGCCCGCGACGCCGCGATGGCCGCCGCTGGCGAGGCCGCCGCCGTGGTGGCCGAGAAGGTCGAGGGAGGAGGGGTCGTCGAGCCCGAGGCTGCCGAGACGGAAGCGTCGGCCGAGGGGTAGGATAGTCGGGTTAGGCCACCGGGCGGACAGCCCGCCGCGGCGAGCAGAGTAGAGAAGAGACGAGTATGCCCAGGCTCAATGACGACCTCGCGAAGCAGGTCGACGCTCAGGAGTCGACCGCCGGTAGCCGGGAGCCACTGCCCCCGGACGAGTACCGCGCCCGGCTCCGGTCCGTGACGCCGAAGACCGCGTCGACGGGCAACTCGATGTGGACCGCCGAGTGGGAGGTCATCGAGGGGCCGCACACCGGCCGGTACCTCTGGACCAACCTGGTCTTCGTCGAGACCGCGCTGTGGAAGGTCAAGGAGTTCTTCGACGCCTTCGGCGTCGGGAGCGACACGCACACCGACGAGCTGCTGGGCGGGACCGTCCGGCTGGTGGTCAGCCAGCGCGTGATCCAGTCCGGCGCGAAGACCGGCCAGCTCGGGAACAACGTCGACGCGACGCTGCCGGACGGGGACGCTGCGGCGCCGCCCGCCGCCGCGGCCGGGAAGACCGAGTCGAAGGTCGGCGCCGGAGTGGCAAAGGTGAACCCCGCGGAGTTCTGATCCGCGGGGTCGGGGAAGGCACACGGCCCCGGGTCGGAGGAGACTCCGGTCCGGGGCCGACGTGTCTGGCCTCCCGCCGACGCGAGTGGTATCGTTGGGGACCCCGGTCTGCTGACCGGGAGGCATGAGAGGAGCGGGGCGTGTCGGACCCGGACGAGGGCAACGAAGGCCTAACGACGAGCACAGACGGAGGGTCCGGGTCCGATCGGCCCGGGAGCGCGTCCGAGGGCGACGAAGCGGCCCCGTTGCCTGCGGGCGAACGGGTCGAGGCCTACGTACGGCGGATCGGCCAGGAGCCGGAGGCGGTCTGGGTCCGGGCGCTAGGGCTGCGCGGGATCGCGATGGGGCGCCCGGACCTGAGCGGGAACTACACGGTGACCTGCCCAGCCCACGACGACCGGGTCGAGTCGCTGCGCTGGAGCGTGACCCCGGACGGCCGGGTGCTGGTCAAGTGCCAGGCCTCGTGCGAGACCACCGAGGTCGTGGCCGCGCTCGAGCTCCAGATGTACCAGCTCTCCCCGATGAGCACCGAGTACCACTGGTGCGGGGTCGAGGAGGAGGGCCGCGCCGACGCGATCGTTGCTGCGCACGTCCGGGAGTACCGGCTCACCGAGGGCGCGAAGTTCATCTGGAAGCACTACGTCGGGAAGGACGCCTGGGAGCCCGGGAGGGGCGAGTACGAGCTCGAGCCGCTGTGGCGCGGGCCGGAGCTCCGGGCCTGGGCAGCCGCGGGCGGGGCCGAGCTCTGGCTCACCGAGGGCGAGAAGGACGCGTACTTCGCCCAACTCCAGTTCGAGGCGGACAAGGCTGCGAAGAAACCCGTCGCCGGAGCTGAGGGCCGGATCGCGACCACCGCCGGAGGCGGGGCGAACGAGGACGTCGAGCGGATCGCGAACGCCGTGGCGGAGCTCTGCGTCGGGCGGGTGGTCCGGGTCGTCGTAGTCGGGGACAACGACCCCGCTGGGCGGAGGCGCGTAGCGCGGATCGTCGGGGCCGTGGGACCCTCGCTGATCGCAGGCGGGAGCAGCGTCGAGATCCTGTACCCGCCGGAGCGTGCGAGGGACCTCGCGCAGGCCGTCGACTTCTACGGGCTGAAGTGGCGCGAGCGGATGGTGGTCGGGGAGGTCACGGACGAGGACCTCGAGGCCGAGGACCCGTACGGCGAGTTCTCCGTCCAGACCGGCATGCTGGTCACGACCGTCCCGCCGGACTCGACGCACGCCGTGCTCTGTCACGTCACGCGTGGGCGCGCGAAGGCGAAGGAGGGAGGCGGGGAGCCGCTCGACGCGATGGCCGGGTTCACGCTCGTGCCCGTGCTCGCGGTCGCACCCGAGGTCGTCGGCGTCGAGGTCGACCCCGAAGGGACGCACGCAGCCTGGAGCGTCGAGTGGGCCGAGGTCGAGACCGGTGAGCTCCGGACGTTCCGGATCGAGGCCGCCGCGATCGCGTCGGCGCAGAGCTGGGCCGGGAAGGTCGCCGTCCCGACCGGTGGGGCGCTGCAGCTGCTGGGCGGGCGGAACGGCGGAGTACCTTCGATCTCGACCTGGCTGCGGCACCACAGCGGGCGGCTGACCCCGACGATGGTCCGGCCCGTCTGCGGCTGGAACCAGCAGGACCGGGAGTGGCACTTCGCGGGCTACGAAGGGGCCGTGATCGGTACGGGGCAGGCGATCCGGGCCGATCGGACCCGCGAGCTGTGGCGGTACGGGTTGGGCGCTCCGGAGGGCGAGGAGTCAGGCGAGTCCGTGGCTGCTCGGCAGGTCGCCGAGCTCGTGTGGTTCAGGCGGCCCGAGGAGTCGTGCGTGCTGCTCGCGGCGCTGGCCGCGAACACGGTGCGGCCGGTCACGGACGCCGTAGCCGGGATGCTGCGAGTGGTGAGCGTGCACGGACTCTCGAACACAGGGAAGACGACGTACCTGCGGCTGGCGCTGAGGGCGTTCGGGTCGCTGGGGTACGGCCAGTCGAACACGACGGTGGCCGCATTCGGCCGGGACGTCGCAACGGGGACCGGGCCGTACTGGCTCGACGACGAGGCCGGACCCGCGATGGAGGAGATCCTCTCCGCGATCCGCGGAGCTGCAACCGGGGGCGGGAGGGTCAGGGCGAAGGCCGACACCGACAGCGCGACGATCGAGCAGAAGAGCGAGGCGCTGATCGTGATCTCGGCGGAGGCGGAGTCGCGTGGCGAGGAGAAGGCGATGCGCGACCGGATGGTCTCGGTGGAGTTCACGGAGCGGGCGCAGGACCGGATGAGCCGGAAGGACCCTTCTCGTCCGCAGTGGGACGACATGCTGAAGCTGGGGGCGGGCGACCTCTACGACCACGAGATCCTGACCGACTACGCGGGCTGGGTCGTCCGCGGGCTGTGGAAGGCGAGCCGAGGGGTCGCGTGGGACGACCGGGTCGGAGCGCCCACGGGAGCGCGTGAGGCCCGGGTAGGCCGGTTCCTGCGGGTCGGAGCGGTAGTGCTGGCTGACTGGCTGAGGGTGTGGGGGTACGACGAAGAGGCGGACCTGATCGAGGCTACGGTCGCGAGGGAGGCGGCCGAGCGCGAGGCGCTCTCGCGGGAGCTGGCATACGCCGGGCTGGACACCTACGCAGCCACGGAGCTGCTGCCTCGAGCGCTGGCCAGCGCGAGTGCGACGAAGGCGTTCACAGTGACGAAGGCCGAGTGGCAGAAGGTGCTGGAGGACGAGGTCTCGCCCTCGACGCTGCTGGGGCGAGCCTGCCAAGAGGGCTTCGACGCCCGGACGGTCGGAGGGACCGAGGTGGTGCGGACGAAGGCTCCGCCCGTGATCCGGATCGTAGCCTCGGGGCTGGTCAACCCGGAGGAGGCGGAGACGCTGATGGTGGCCGTGCGAGGGCGCGAGCTCTACCTCTGGGCGACCTCGGACGAGGGGCGGAGGGCAGGGGTGAGTGACGACGTGAGGAACGTCGCGAAGAACGCGATCGAGAACCAGATCTCGGCTCTGTGCGTGGCCGACGAGGACGGGAAGCCGGTCCGCTACGTCGCTCGGTACAAGGGCGGCATGGCGGAGTACCGGGTGCTGACGAAGCACGCTCGGACCGTCGTCGCGGGCGGCTGAGGTCGCCCAATGACCCACCCAATAGCCGCCCAATGGGGCTTCCCAATCAGTATGGGGGGCGTGACTGGGAGGTGCGGGCCTTTGAGGCAAACGAGGCGATTGGGCGGCTGGGAGGGGGTCATTGGGCGGCGATTGGGAGGTCATTGGGAGGGGTCCGGCCAATGCTTCTTCCGCGGAAAAGAGGGTCTTAAAGGGGTCATTGGGCGGTATGGGCGATCAGACGGGGTTATGCACGCGGGCGCCGCGTACGTCTCGCGCCGCGCGCTTGCGCCGTAACGCGCGAGGTCCGCGGGGACATCGCCCAATCAGCCCAGGAGACGGAACCGCGCAGGTCGGCGGTAGGATGGGAGCAATTCTAGTACGGGGCCACGAGTTCCGCCCCGGACAAAATAGCAGATTTGGACCTCGGAGGCACGGCGTGAGCGAGCAGGGTGAGTACGACCGGTACGTCCGGGAAGGTCAGGCGGCCCTGGCGGCGATCGAGGCCGCAGGGGAGCTCGACAGCCTCGAGGCGACCACCGAGCTGCTCGAGGCTCAGGTCCACGCGACGCTGGCGCTGGCTGCGGCGACGGCCTGGGGCGTGACCCGACGCACGACCCCGTGGGCCGAGCAGAGCACCACGGACGTTCGCCTCGCCGCTCTGGCCGAGCTCGGTCGGGTCCAGGACGAGATGCGTCGGGAGGCGAGCGGCCGTGGCTGAGTCCGCGCCCTGCCCGAGCTGCTCGGACGGTCGAGTGCCCGTGACGGTCACCGACCGGCTCACCGGGGCTCTGCTCAGCACGCTGGCTCGCTGTCCGCGCTGCGCCGGTACTGGCCGCCAGGAGCTCGAGCTCCGCGTCCCTGTGGTAGACTCCTGAGCATGACGACCGATCGCTACTCTGTCCAGTGGGTCGAGGACCTGTTCTCCGCCGAGGCGACCGCTGCGGGGTGGCTGGCCGTGAGCCGCGAGGTGCTCCGGGCTGCCCGGGCCCACGGGCTGGTCCCGAGCTCGGTCGAGCCTGACACGGTCCCGGACCGGTTCAACGAGACCGACTTCGTCGTGATGGCCCAGAGGGAGGCTGAGCTCGGGCACGACGTCGCTGCGTTCCTCTCCGTGGTCCGCGAAGTCGTCGCGTCCGATACCCGGGACTGGGTCCACTTCGGGCTCACGTCCTCGAATCTGGTCGACACGAGCCTGGTGATGACGCTGCACTCCGCGGCCTCCTGGCTCGGGGCAGAGGCTGGGACGCTCGGTCAGACGCTCGAAGCGCTGCCCTCGGTGGCGCGGGCCTCTAGGACGCACGGCCAGCTCGCGGAGGCCTCGTACCTCTCGGTCCAGGGCCAGGCCTGGGCCGCCCGGGTGCTCGGCGCCAGGATGGAGCTCTTCGACGCCACCGCCGGGCTCCGGGCCAGCCTCGGCGGTCCGACGGGGCGGTACGAGACGTTCAGTCGGCAGGCTGCCGTACGGGCCTCCGGTATGCTCGGAGTCGTGCTCGAGTCGCACTCGGAGCAGGCTGTCCGGCGGGACCAGATCGCGCGGTGGGGCCGGAGCGTCGCCGACCTCGCGACCGCCGCGGCGCACTTCGCGCTACAGGTCCGGCTCGGGGCCCGCGACGGTGAGCTCTTCGAGCCGACCGGAGTCTCGCGCTACGTCGGGAGCTCGAGCATGGCGTTCAAGCAGAACCCGACTCGGTCCGAGCGGATCTGTGGGCTCGAGCGCGTCACGCGGGCACTAGCGGGGGCGCTCGACGCCAACGTCGTCTGGTGGGACCAGCGCGACCTCTCCGCGAGCAGCGTCGAGCGGGTCGTGGTCCCCCAGCTGGTCGGACTCACGGCGTACTGCCTGGTCGAGGCGACGAACGTCGCTCGCGGTCTGACCGTCGACGCCCGGGTCTGCGAGGCGAACCTCGCCCGGATCCCGGAGAGCCCAGCCGAGCTGTGGCGTCGGGTCGCCGACGGGATGAGCCACGAAGCCGCCTACGAGGTCGGGCGAGGGGCCGGTCGGGGGCCAGGACCCACCGGTGCCCCCGAGGCGACGAAAGAGGCCTCCGTGGCCGACGAGGAGGGCTCGTCGTGAGCGACGAACTGGCCGAGGCCCTGGTCACCGCGATGGAGCAGCTGGACCCGATCCTAGAGGCGGCGAAGGGACTCCGAGCCAAGCTCCTGGCCGACGACTGGTCCCCGTACGAGGCGGAGTCCTGCGCAGCGGAGTGGCTGCGCGGCGCGATCGCGGCGACCTGGAGGGCGACCGCGTGAGCTGGAAGGTGCAGACTCGCACCGCCCGGAAGCCGCACCGGTGCGGGGGATGCGATCGGCGGATCGATCCGGGCGAGCGGTACCTGCGGCACGTGACGTTCCCGTCCGATGGGATCTACGACCGGATCCAGACCGGGGCTGAGTGCTCCGACTGCGCCGCCCAGAGCGGGAGGGCGATCGCGTGATCAAGTCGCTGTGGGCCTCGGTGCAGGGCGACCCGGTCTTCATGCGCCGGGTGAACGGCTGGTTGACGATCTTCTGGGTGGCGATGATCCCGGTCAGCTTCGCCACCGGCTGGGTCAACATCGTCGCCTACGTCTCCGCGCTCTCGCTGTGGGCGCTGGTCTCGGGTCACTGGTCCGCGTGGCAGGCGGCCCGGGTCGAGGTCGCCCAGGAAGCCGACATCGCCAAGCGCGATCAGGAGGACCCCGCCGAGGACGTGGTGCAGCGGCTGGTGGCCGAGACCACGGTAGAGCTTGAGCAAGGGGACGGTCCGGTAGACTCGTCGGCATGACCCTACACAAGCTCGACGCCCTCGCGCTCGACCAGGCCCTCATCGAGGCGGGATTCCCCGACCCGGACTACCCGACCACCACCAGCCCGGTCGGTCTCTACCGGCGCCGGACCGCCTGGGCGAAGGCGATGGCCGAGTCCGGCGGGTACTACGACATCGTCGGCGGACCGAACCCGAACGGCTCGTACGACTACGGGCTGTTCCAGATCAACGAGAGCGTGCACCGTCCCGGGATCGGTGAGGCGGACTGGGCGAAGATCCTCGAGCCCGCATTCAACGCCTCGCTCGCGTTCAAGTGGACCGGCGGGGGATCGAACTGGGGGACCTGGGGGCTCGGGCTCACCGGCTGGGCTGGGAACCTCCACGACTCGAACCTCGAGGCCTGGTCGATGATCCAGGCCGCGTTCCAGCGCTGGTACGACCGGTACCCAGCGGACATCGCTGCTGCGCGCGACGCTCTGACCCGACCGGCCGTGCACCTCGCGCTGCTGCGCTACGGGCTCCGGAACAACGACGTGCTGGTCTACCAGCGGGCGCTCCGGGCGTTCCTCGCGAAGGTCGGACGGCTCGGGACGCTCAACCCGAACGGTGCGACCGGCTACTACGGGAACGAGACGAAGGCGATGACGGAGGCGGTCTACCGCTACCAGGCCGCCGTGACGCACAGCCTCGGCTGGCTCCGCGGCGACCTCACGACGCCCGGGCCAGGCATGCTCGCTGCGGTCGACCTGCGGGTCGCCTGATGCCCTGGTCCTCGACCGAGGGGAAGTGGTGGGCCGCTTCGGCGATCCGCCGTGACGCCCTCGCGACCGGCCGTCCGTACCTCTTCCTAGACGTCGGGGCTGGGGGTGGGACCTGGCTCGACGTGGTCCACTCCGCTCTGCAGGACATCGGAGCTCGGCAGGCCTGGGTCGCGCTCGAGGTGTGGGAGCCGAGCATCGCCCGGTTCGACCTCGGGGTCCGGTACTGGCAGGTCGTCTGCGCGGACGTCCGCGAGTTCGACCTGAGCGAGGTCCCGAACCCGTGGGCGGAGTGGAACGAGGAGCCGACCCGGGTCGCGATCCTCGGCGACGTGCTCGAGCACATGGCTGAGGACGAGGCGAGGGTGCTGCTCGCGCGCATGCGCGAGTGGGCCGAGCTCGTCGTGGTCAGCCTCCCGACCATGCACTTCCCGCAGGGCCCGATCGACGGGAACCCCTACGAGACGCACGTCGAGGACGACTGGAGCGTCGAGCGGTTCCTCGAGGCGTTCCCGGGCTCGAGTGCGCACAAGGTGGGTGTCGTGACGTCCACGTTCCTCTTCGATCGGAGGCCGCTGTGAAGCTCTTGACGCTGCACCGCCACAACTGGAGTCCCTGGGCCGACGCCGACCCGGAGGACCCGGACGAGGGCTGGGTCCAGGTCCGGTTCTGCGCGGGCTGCCCGGCGCAGCAGAGCAGGTGGCTGCCCTAGAGCCCGAGCCGCAGCGCGCGCCCCCGCACGACCCCTGGCTCGGACCCCGCCATGAGGAGAACGATGAGCTCTACCTGCCGCGACTGCGGCTCGACCAAGCACCTGACCGGGATCGACGGCGTAGCGTTCTGCCTCGATCACCTCGAGGTCGGGCTGCGCGAGGCCTTCGCCCCGGCGGCCGGAGCGTGAGCCAGCGACCGCACCGGCTGCTGCCCGGTTGGGTGCGCTGCCCGACCTGCACCCGTCAGCTCCGGCTCAGGAACGACGGCGCACTTCCGGGCCACCGACCGGTCGGGAAGACGTTCCGCGACCTGCCCTGCCCCCGCAGGGCGGTGTGACCCCACATCCGTCTTCGGCAGGCGTCGGGGGCCTCCGTGGGAGTACAATGGAGGCACGGTACACCCATGAGAGGAAGCACCATGACCCTGACCCGCACCCTGACCGGAGCTGCCGCCGCACTCGCGCTGGCCGCCTCGGTGCTCGCTGTGACCCCGACCGCCGCGTCCGCGTCGGCCCCCTGCCTACTCCCCGAGGACGCGATCGGCGCCGCTCGGTACGTCCGGAGCTCCGCCGCGACGTTCCACACCGCGCGGACCTACCTCTACGGCGACTCGATCACCGTCCAGAGCTGGGCTGGCCTGCTCGACCTCGGGCTCGCCGTCGACGGTCGCTGGGGCCGGACCGTGACGACTGCGGTCGACCTGCTTGTCGCGGACGCTGACCTCCGCTCGCCCGCAGTGGTCGTGCTCGCTGCCGGGACCAACGACCTGAACTACCCGTACCAGGTGCGGCGCCAGGTCCAGCGCGCCCGGATCGTACTGCCGCCGACGACCCGGCTGGTCTGGGTCGACGTCTACCGCTCCGGGTACCCGGCTGAGTCTGCGTACCTCAACGACTACGTCGCCGGGCTCGCGGGCGTCGAGTACGTCGCGTGGAGCTCGATCGCGGCCACGCCCGGGTACCTCATCGACGGGACGCACCTGACCTGCCCGAAGGGCGCGGACATGCGCAACGGCCTGATCCGCCGTCAGGTCAACTACCCGGGCGGGTACCCCGGCTGACCGCCCTCTTCCCTCGGACCCGAGCCGCACGGTAGGCTCGGGTCCGCGGCTTTCCGCCGCAGCACGCCCGGGTGAGCCGGGCACAGGAAGGAGGGCGTGATGCCCAGGGAGAGCGTAAGCGTGAGCCGGACCGTCGCAGATGCGGACGGCCGCGAGGTCGAAGGCGTAGTCGTCAGCCGGATCGACATCGGCTGGGACAACGTCGGGACGGTCCAGCTCGGGGTGACCGCCCCGGCCAACGAGCTCGAGGCGTACCGCGACGGGCTCTACACCGAGAACCTCGACCGGTCCGCGATCAACCGGCTGATCCGGCTGCTGCGGAAGGCCCGCGACGGGTCGTACGGGCGGGACGAGTAGCGCGAGACAGAGTAGCCAGGTCGGCTGGTACGATCGGTTCAGATCTCAGACCGGGTCGGGTTCGGAGCGCACTGCCTACGGGGACAACAGTAGCGGCGGGGCCCCACTTGAGAAACCGCGGCATGCCGGTCGTTACCGCGGAGCCGCTCCAGGACGGTTGGCCCACCGCGTGTGTGTCTGGAGAGCAGAACTAGGGAACGGGCAGGCTCGGCCCTCGAGGTTCCGTCTTCAGCCACGGTGACCTCGGGGGCCGAGGCCTCTTTCCTCCGAGCCAGAGTCGTGCCTCCGCGTGGTACGCTGGGGCTCCCCGGCGGGGTGTGGGTTGGTGCCTTCCGCCCCGCCGGGGTCGTGAACGAGGGCCGCCCGGGTGCGCACCCGGATTCGGTACGACCCCGCCGATCAGTGCGGCCCTAGGCGGGTCAGGAGGCGGCCGGGGCCCCAAGCCTTCGGCCGCCTCCGCTCTTGTGCGGGGGAGCCCGATTGTCGGACCCCTGTGGTAGGCTGGTCCCATGACCTTCGAACTCGAGCTTCCCAGCATGGTCCTGCCCGACCCGGAGCTGCTCGTCGGGCCGCTGTGCGCCGACCTGGAGACGACCGGGCTGTTCGTCGACGACGGCGCCTACACCGTCGCGGGCGGCCTGGCCTACCGCCGCTCCGACGACCCCGGCTTCATCCAGGCGCACGGTTTCCCGTTCGACGTCGGGGACTCCGCCCGGAAGGGCTTCTCGGTCCAGCGACTCAAGTCCGGCGCCGCCCGCGGGGGCAACGACAGCTGGGAGGACCCGCAGCCGAACCTCCCCCGTGAGGAGTGGGACTACCTGCTGGACTGGATCGTACGCGCCGTGAGCCGCGTCGGGTACGTCAACCAGAACGTCAAGTTCGACATGCACATGCTCCGCGGCGGGGCGCCCTGGGGCTGGTGCGGTGTCGACATCGAGCCGTACATCCCGGCCGGGAAGCTCTACGACACGATGCTGGGCACGAGCGTGCTCGACCCGACCGCCGGGACCACGTCGCTGAAGCCGACCGCGGCGAGGTACTGGGGAGCTGAGGCGGTCGAGGAGGCCGCCGACCAGAGGCAGGCGCTGATCGACGTGAAGAAGCGCTACGGGCTCCGGGCCGAGCACGGGCCCCGCTACGACCTCGTGCCGTGGGAGATCCTCGGGCCGTACGTCTTCGCTGACGCGGTGCTCGCGCTCCGGCTCCATGAGCTCCAGATGGAGCGGATCGACTCTGGCGAGCTGCCGTACGAGGAGTACGCCGCGGCGGTCCGGCTGGCCCGGATCCTGTACCGGATCGAGCGCCGCGGCCTCGGGCCGTACGAGGTCGAGCGCTCCGCTGCGATCGCGGACCGGGTCGAGGCCCGGATCGCGGACCTCGCGACGGCGCTCCCGTTCTCCCCGGCCACTGCGACGGTCGCGACGGCGTACTTCTTCGACGAGCTCGGGCTCGCGCCGTGGGAGCCGGGCGAGGAGCGCCGCGTACTCGCGCCGAACCTCAAGAAGCCCGGCGAGACGAAGGTCGAGAAGCAGGGCACGCTGACCGTTGACGTCTCGCGCCGGATGGCGGCCCAGGGCGTGCCGGGCGCGGCCGAGTACGCGGAGTTCGTCGACCTCACGATGGCGAACCGGATGTTCTACCGGAACTACGCGGAGCTCGCCGGACCGGACCGTCGGCTGCGCACGTCCTTCCGCCAGGCCTGGGTCAAGTCGGGGCGGATGAGCGTCGAGCGGTTCCAGGCGCAGGCGCTGCCGAAGCACACGGGGATCACGCTGCTCGGGGACGTGCTGCCGGAGCCGCGCAGCCTCTTCGGCGTGCCGGAGGGCCGTCGGCGGGTCAACCTCGACCTCGCGCAGGCTGAGCTCCGGATCGCTGCGCAGCTCGCGGACTGCAAGCCCATGGTCACCGACCTCGCCGAGGGGGCCGACTTCCACGGCCGGACCACCACGCAGGTCTTCGGGCTGCACCCCGGCGACGAGGGCTGGAGCGAGTACCGGGATATCGCGAAGCGGCTGACCTTCGGCTCGATCTTCATGATCGGCGCGCCGCGGTTCCAGGCGACGCTGATGCAGCTCGCCGGGGTCAAGTGGGAGCTCTCGCGCTGCCGCGACGCTGTGGTGGCCTGGCGCGCGTCCTACCCGGAGTTCGGCGTTGAGTACGAGAGCTGGAGCGACTACGCGCAGGTCAACAAGCGGGTGCCGCTCTACGATGGGACGTTCAGCTGGATGGGCGGCCCGACCGACTACCCGAACACGGCCTGGAACCGCCGGGTCCAGGGCAGCCTCGCGCGCTGGGTCGGGAACGTCTGGCTCCCGATGGTCGAGCGGCTCACCGCCCCGCAGGAGGCCCTGGTGCTGACCGTCCACGACTCCGTCCTCCTGGACCTCCGCGAGGACGAGGCCGACGAGATCGTCGCGCAGATCAAGGCGATGACCGCCGAGTCCTGGCTCGAGCACTTCGGGATCCCCGGCAGCTGCGATGAGAGCGGGTTCGAGAAGTGACCACCGACCGAGCCTGCGCCAACTGCGCGCACGACAAGTATCAGCACTTCTCCGCAGGGCCTCAATGCTTCAAGGAAGGTTGCGCCTGCCCCTCCTACGTCGCTCCCGCACCGACCACCGACCGAGCCGTAGTGGAGTACCGCCCAGTCAAGTGTGTGGAGTGCGGCATCACCTTCTCGTCGCACCCCGACTTCCTGAACCACCTGGCCGCGATCGAACGGCACGGCCGTCGTCTCGTCAGCGAGAACATCTCCGACGAGGCGATCGTGCGGGCTGCGAGCGAGGCGATGGCCGACTCCGAGGTCAGTGAGGGTCCGCTGCACCTCCACGAGCGGGAGAAGTTCGCCGCACTCGCCGTAGCCGCCGTCCTCCCGCTCATCGAGGCCCGCGTGCGGACGCAGATGGCAGCGGACATCCGTCGCGCCCCGGCTGAGCCGACGACGGAGGCGGGGACGTGAGGAAGCGCTGGAGGGTCGTAGCCTCCCCGGTTGACGCTCCGACGGGCGGGCTGCTCACGCTCAGCCAGGACCTCGCCGACTTGTGCAACGCCGACCCCGACATGCTCTTCTGGTTCAGGCGCTCAGCCGAGTCCGCGGCCAGATTCCACGCCGCGATGCTGCCCGTCGTATGCCGGGTCGTGCGCGTCGATCCCTGAAGCCCGACCCAGCGTGGTACGCTGGGCCCGATGCCCGGGAACGATCGACTGGAGGGAAGCGCTGTGATGCTCGACGACGCACTCGGCACGCTGCTGTTCCTGCTCGTGTACGGGGCGGTCCTGCTGATCCCGGCTGGGCTCCTGTACTGGCTCGTCCGGTTCGCCGTCCGCGACAGCAGGGCGAGCCGCGATGCGTAGGGCGCTGGCCGGGGCGGGCCGGTGATCACCAGAGTGCTCTCGAAGCAGACCGGGCTCAGCTACCGCAAGATCGACTACTGGCTCCGGGCTGGGTTCGTCGACGGGAACCGGCCGGAGTTCACGCCCGGTTCGGGCTACGCCCGCGAGCTCTCCGGGCTGCAGATCGACGTGCTGCGCTACATGGGGATCCTCGTCACCGCCGGGCTCAGACCCGATGTGGCGGGCGCGATCGCCCGGACGCACGTGCGGAACGTCGGCCTCTGGGGTCTGCCCCCGGTGCCGATCCGGCTCGAGTACGGCGTGGTGATCACGTTGCCCGTGCTGCCCACCCTGGAGGACCCCGATGGACGAGCTGATGATGACAACGACCGAGCTGATGAGGAGCGGGATGACCGTGGAGCCTGAGCTTGCTGACCTGGCCCGGCGCGTCGTCGCCGCATGCGCGGTCGACGCGGATGACTGCGCCCTGCTGCTCGAGGCGCTGGGGCTGGCGTCATGACCCCGTCCTGGCCCGCGCACTACGCCGGGCGCTGCCGGGCCTGCGATGACCCGATCGACCCCGGCGACGCTGTGACGTGGTCCGACGTGGGTGGCGACGGCGAGCTGGTCACGGTGCACGAGGGCTGCGCGACGGCGGTCCGCCCGCCCGAGCCGACGGAGACCTGCCCGCGCTGCTTCATGGTGAAGGCCAGGAACGGGGCGTGCGGCTGTGACTGAGGAGCCCGTCCGCTGCGGTCAGCTCCGGGCGATGCTGGTGCTCGGCGCCTGGACGGCCGCGCTCGCGCTGCTGTTGCTGACCACGCTGCTGGTCACCTTGCTGGCCAACCGTGCCTGACCCCGTGCTGCACCGGCTGATCGCCGTCGACCCGGGCGGTGTGCACGTCGGCGTCTCGACCTGGTCCGACGACCCGGGGTTCTGGGCCTGCGCTAGCGCGGTCGAGCTGACGCCGAACGACTTCGCCGACACACTGCGTGATCTGCTCGCGGTAGGGACGAACGGTGGTCTCGGAGTCGCGTACGAGACCTTCCGGCTGCGGGGCGGTCAGGGCGCGCTGCAGCAGCAGGGCTCGACGTTCCCCGAGGTCGAGCTGATCGGGGTGATCCGGACGCTGTGCCGCTGGGCCGGGGTGCCGCTGATCCCGATCGAGCCGTCCAACCGCTCGGCCTCGATCCAGCGCGCCTCCGCGCTCGGGTACCAGTGGCGGGCGCACGGGCATGGCGGGCACGCGAAGGACGCGGAGGCGGTGGGCATCTCGGCCCTGCGGCTCGACGCCGCCGCGATCCGGCTGGCCGCCCCGAAGCCTTGAGCTCCCGGCTGGCCTCTTAGGCAAGCCGTGTGGTAAAATCGGGCCGGGCACTTACGCCCGACCTGAGAGGAGCACCACCATGGCCGCCAGAACGCGAGACGAGCTGCTAGCCACCCGACCGACCGAGCTCCCGACCAACAACGGCGACGGGACGTCGACCGGGGTCGGGTACCGCCACCTCGGGAAGGGCGAGAGCGCCTGGTTCGACGAGCACTGCTACCACTGCGGCGGGCCGATCGGCTGCAGCTGCATGGAGGGGCCGCTCGACCCGGACTGCCCGGTCTGCCAGTGGATCATCGAGTGGTGGGCGATGGTCCACGCCGAGTCCACACCGCCCGTCGCCCGGGAGCAGGCTCCCGATGTCGAGTAAGCCGGGGCGGTACGGGAACCGGGGCAAGGGGCGCGGCGGACGCGCAGCCGGGGGCGGCACCGCGCTCATCGGGAAGCCGAACACCGAGCTCAGCACGGTCCGGAACCTGTCCTCGGGCCGGAGCGGGTCGCCGACGATCGCGTGTCCGGTATGCGGCGCGGAGGTCAACCTCCGGGTGGACGGCTCGGTCGGGTCGCACCGCGTGGGCTCGAGCGTCCGGAACTCGTGGCCGTGCGCGGGGGCCGGGGTCGTCCCTGGTGCCTGAGTCGCCCGGCCTGTGGTAGGCTGGGTGAGTCCCCGCGGGCTTGCTACCGCGGGTTCGGCGGTGGTCGGTCAACCGACCGGCCACCCTCGCACGTCGACGCTGGCCCATCTCTGCTCATCGTGAACGCGAGCATTCGAACCGGGCGCGGTACCTCGCGGGACCGTGCCTCAGGGTCAGCGTCGGCCACGAGGAAGAGGTCGAAGTGAAGGTACACAGCTCTGTTCGCTCCCCGAAGGCCCTGGCCGCGATCGCAGTCGCCGGGGCTTTCGTCGTTCTCGGGGCGGCCCTCGGGCCCGACGGCCCGACCCAGGTCGCTCAGGCCGCCGAGACCCCCAACGTGGTGTACGACGGGGCGTCCCCGGACCTCGTGCCGGACCCGGTCGCCCGCCTGCGGCTCGCACCGCCCGCCTCGCGAACGACCACGCGGGTGGCCGTGGTCGCGCCCGCGGCGAAGAAGGCCGCTCCGAGGCCCGCGGTCAAGGAGGCGGTCGTCCAGCAGAAGAAGAAGGTCGTCCAGAAGCCGAAGGCGCTGCCGCCAGCGGCGCGCGGCTCGGCCTGGGTCGAGGCGGTCCGGCGCTGCATCGTTGCCCGGGAGAGCCACGGGAACTACCGGGCGCAGAATCGCTACTCGAGTGCGTCTGGCGCGTACCAGTTCATCGACTCGACCTGGCGGGCCGTGACCGGCCTGCCCGGCTCGGCGAAGGACTACTCGAGCGCGATCCAGGACGCCGCGTTCTACAAGCTCTTCGCTGGTGGCAAGGGGCGCTCGAACTGGAGCTACCCGCCGAAGCAGTGCTGGTAGCCTCGAGCTAGAGTCCCGGCCCGGCTGCTACGATTGGGGCCGGGCCGGGCTGTTCCCGACCGCCCCTAGCAGGAGGACTGATGACCATCTCACGACAGGGCCTGATCACCGTGGTGGTAGGCGGCCAGGCGGGCTCGGAGGCGAAGGGGGCCGCGACCGGCTTCCTCGCCTACGAGGACGCGAGCTCGAAGACCCCGCATGTCGGGGTGCGGGTCGGGGGGAGCCAGGCTGGGCACACGGTCTACGACGACTCCGGCCGCGCCTGGCCACTCCGGCACGTGCCCGTCAGCTTCGTCAACCCGAACGCCGCGCTGGTGATCGCCGCCGGGTCCGAGATCGACCTCGACGTGCTCCGGTCCGAGGTCTCCGAGCTCGAGGCCGCCGGGCACCGGATCGCGGATCGGCTCTGGGTCGACCCGGAGTCGACGGTGATCGAGCAGAAGCACAAGGACACCGAGGCTGCGCTCGACCTGCACAAGGCGATCGGTTCGACGGCGAAGGGCGTCGGCGCCGCTCGGGCGGACCGGATGCTGCGCGGCGCCCGGCTGATCGGCGACTTCGCCGTCAACGGCGGGGTGCCCGGCCGGGTGGTCAACACCGCGGCGCTGCTCTCCCGGCGCCTGAGCGAGGGCTGGCACGTCGTGATCGAGGGCGTCCAGGGCTACCAGCTCGGGCTGCACGCCGGGCACTACCCGAAGTGCACCACGGCGGACTGCCGGGCGATCGACTTCCTCTCGATGGCCGGGGTCAGCCCGTGGGCCGAGGGCGTGAGCCGGGTCCGCGTCGTGGTCGTCGTGCGGGTCTATCCGATCCGCGTCGCGGGCAACAGCGGATACCTCGCGTCCGAGACGACCTGGGAGGCGCTCGGGCTGCCCGAGGAGCTGACCACGGTGACGAAGAAGGTGCGTCGCGTCGGGGACTGGGACGCCGACTGGGTCAGCCAGGCGGTGCGCGCGAACGGCGGCCCGAGCCGCGACGTCGTGCTCGCGCTCTCGATGCTCGACCAGAAGTACCCGGAGCTGCGTGATGCCCGGCCGGACGAGTTCAAGGAGACGCACCGCGACTTCCTCGACACGATCGCGATCGAGGCTGCCGCGCCGGTCGCGCTGGTCGGTACGGGCCCGAACACGATGAGCGTCTACAACCCATCGGCCTGGCTGTGACGGACGAGGAGGGCATGCGGTCGGAGTCGATGACCCGGCACCCGTCCGCGATCACCGGGGTCGTCGCCCCGCCGGTCGCGTACCCGGACTGGTTCCACGCCTGGGTCGACGCGAACGCGCCGACGATCGCGGCGAAGGCTGAGGAGTACGGGACTAACTCGCTGGTCGAGATGGGCCGGATCTTCGCCCGCGGCCAGGGCCGCGAGATCGAGGAGCGGGAGGCCGTCGAGATCGGCTGCTTCCTCTACGTCTACGGGAAGGTGCAGCGCGTCGCCGATGCGATGCTCAAGGGCAAGACGCCGAGCTTCGACACCTGGAGCGACACGCTGGTGTACGCCTCGATGGCGATGTTCGCACGAGAGACGGGGAGGTGGCCGTGATGGGCCGGTTCCGGAAGCTGCCGGTCGTGATCGAGGCCCGCCGGGTCGAGCAGCCGTACGCGCCACTCGTTGAGTGGTGTGGGGCATCGATGGTCAAGGAGGGCAACCGCGTCGCGTTCCTGCTAATCCAGACGCTCGAGGGGCCGATGCGCGCCGACCTCGGTGACTGGATCATCTGCGGCGTCGCGGGCGAGTTCTACCCGTGCAAGCCCGAGATCTTCGAGGCCACGTACGAGGAGGTAGTCTGATGGCCCAGATGCCGAAGATCCCGGTGGAGGTCACCATCCGGACTGACGCGCTCCTGACCGACGAGGAGCTGCTCACGCGGTTCAGCTACCACGCACCGACGGGCGATCAGCCCGAGCGCTACGTCGCGCTCCGCTCCGGGGCGCTGCACCTGGCCCGGCTGATCGTGGAGCTGACCCCCGCCAGCCGGGAGCAGGCGCTCGCACTCACGCACCTCGACGAGGTCGTGTTCTTCGCCAACGCATCGATCGCTCGGCGAGAGGAGGAGGGGACCAATGGCTGACGAGAGTGAGGTCACCGAGCGTGACTACGCTGAGGCGATCCTCATCGCGAAGTCGCAGGCGGCGAACCAGCTGCCGAACTGGCTCTACCACTGGACGATGCGGCGGCTGCGTGAGCGTACGCCGATGCACCCGGGGATGACGGTGTGGGCGGCGCTGCTGTTCGCCAAGACCGGCGATCCGGCCAAGTACGAAGAGGCTCGGAGGGCGTGGGAGGCGGGCGACGCCGCGACGGCCACCAGGTACGTCGAGGGGATCTATCGGATCCAGCTCTCGCGGGCCGCCCGGGCTTACCACGAGGAGTACCACAGCGTGCTCTGAGGCGGAATCCCCGGCCAGGCAGCTAGGATGGGTCGTACAACACGCCCTGCGCGTCAGGACGCTGCGGGGCCGGAGCTAGGAGTAACATGGGATCGACGGAGCAGACGGAGCGGCTCGCCGCGATGGTCAAGGGCTTCCGCAACAGGCTGCTCGCCTGTGGGTTCGTCCACGCGAACAGCGCGGGCGAGCTGGTCAATCCGAGCGGCGAGATCTGGGTCCGGACTGCGTACGCTGGGGGTGAGTTCGTGGTGGACACCTGGGTGCGGCCTGGCGGTCGCTCTGCGTTCCACGAGGAGCACGAGCGGACGAGGATCCACCCCGGCACCACTCCGTTCGAGCTCGAGGCTCTCTCGGACCAGCTCTGCTCCCGGGTCGAAGGTCTGGTGGCCTGATGTTCGTCTACAGGGCGCGACCCGTCGACCGGTCCGGAGAGGATGACGGCTGGCACCACGTCCTCGACGAGATCGATTCCGAGCTTCGGTTCCAGGAGCACCTGGTCTACCGTCCGGAGCGCGCGTTCCTGGTCCACCCGCAGGTCTCCCCGGACCCTCGGCTCGAGCGCGTCAACCGTGAGGCGCTGCGGTCCGCCGACGTGGTCGTCGCGCTGCTCCCGCCGGGGATCCCGACGCTCGGGGTCGGGCGCGAGATCGAGGCCGCCCGCTCGATGCTGAAGCCCGTCGCCGTGGTCGCGGACGGGAACCTCTGGTCGGCGACCGACTGCCGCCGGTTCCCGTTCAGCACCGCCTCCGCCCCCGGTCTCGCGGCCTGGGTCGGGGAGCAGACTGCCGCGCTGGCTGGTGAGCCGCTCCGGTTCATGGCCGAGCCGGACTATCCGGACGCGGTGCTCCCGACCCGGGCCTACGAGGGCGACGCTGCCTTCGACCTCTACGTCGCGGAGCGCACCGTGGTCCGGCACGACTCATTCGTTGACGTCCCGTGCGGCGTCCGCGCGGCCCTCCCGCCCGGGGTCTGGGCGCGGATCACCGGTCGGAGCTCGACGCTGCGGCGGAAGGGCCTGCTCGTCGCCGACGGGGTCATCGACCAGGGGTACCGCGGGCCGCTGTTCGCCGGAGTCCGGAACCTGTCTCCGACGCAGGTGATACTGGAGGCTGGCGAGCGCGTTGCGCAGCTGATCCTCCACGACCTCGTCGCGAACCAGTACTTCGCAAGCTGGGCTACGCCGGAGGAGTTCGCCGCCGTCCCCGGGGACGGTCGCGGTGAACGTGGGTTCGGGAGCACGGGCGGGTAATGGGCAGGATACCGAAGACAGGGCAGATGGCCCGACCTACGGTCGGGACGATCTACCTCCAGGATGGGTACCGCGGCCAGCTCCATGTCTCGATCATGGGGGCTGGCCGCACCCTATGCGGGATCCGGACCGACTTGGTCCCGGCTCCTGTGACGGTGCACGACCGGATCACCTGCGCCTCGTGCGCGAACATCACGATGCTCATCCGCGACGGGTACGTCGACCTGGTGCAACCGCGGTCGTCGTAGGGTTACAGAGTGCCCGCTAGGCATGATAGACTGGCGTCATGGCAGTCATCCGTGAGCAGCAGTTCCTGACCCTCCCGATCGTGCAGCTGGTCCCGCACCCGGACAACCCGCGCACTCATGACGAGGCCGCGATCGACAGCTCGATGGAGACCAACGACTTCTACGGCACCGTCACCGTCCGCGAGCTCCCGGCCGACGACGGCCTCCCCGCCCAGGCCTGGCAGATCCTCGCCGGGCACGGCCGGGTCGAGTCTGCCCGGCGCAAGGGGATCGCGGAGGTCCCGTGCATGGTCGTGGTCGCCGACGACGTCGAGGCGATCCGGATTCTGCTCGCGGACAACGCCACCTCCGACCGGGCGGGCTACAACCGCGACATCCTCGACCGCGTGCTCGAGGAGCTCGGCGACCTGACCGGCACGGGCTTCGACGTCGACCTCGAGGAGCTCGCGGTGTTCGTCGACGAGGACGAGAAGATCGTGCCCGAGCCTGACGACGAGGACTTCGAGCGCCAGTTCGGCCTGGTGATCGAGTGCCGCGACGAGGACCACCAGCGCGAGCTCTACGACCGATTCGTGGCCGAAGGGCTGACCGTCCGCGTCGTGGCGATCTGATGAGGATCGAGGTACGGAACCGCCTGGAGCTCCCGCGCTCTTACCGCGTCGACCGCGCGCTGGGGCTTTTCAACGTCCAAGAGAGCATGGGTGCGGAGTTCTGCTTCGACGTCGAGATCCCGGTCGAGGAGGACGGCTGGCGGATCGGCGTCGTCGTCGGGCCGTCCGGCTCGGGGAAGACCAGCGTCGGCCGGGCGCTGAGCGCCGAGGGCTGGACCGAGTGGGGCTCCGAACCGTGGCCTTCTTCGGCCCTCATCGACGCGATCGCCCCCGACGGCGACTTCGACGCCGTGACGTCCGTGCTGGCCTCCGTCGGCCTCGGAACGGTACCTTCGTGGCTCCGGCCCTACCACGTCCTCTCGAACGGCGAGAAGTACCGCGCCGAGCTCGCCCGGCTGCTCGCCGACCGTCCGGACCGGGTCTGGTTCGACGAGTTCACCAGCGTGCTGGACCGGAACGTCGCACGTGTGGGGGCGGGCGCATTCGCGAAGGCGTGGCGTCGCGGGGAGGAACGCCGGATCGTCATGCTGACCCCGCACGACGACATCCTGCCCTGGCTCCAGCCCGACTGGGTGCTGCGCACGAGCCTCGAGGGCGTCCCGACCGTAGGCGACGACTGGTCGGCCGTCGAGCCGACGGTCACGCGCCGCGACGGCTTCGACTCACCCACGGTCGGCCAGGTGGTCGCATGACGCAGCTGGTGCTCGCGGCGCCCGAGATCTTCCAGCGCGAGCCGATCGTGCTCGAGGTGGTCGAGACGGGCTGGGGTCCATGGTTCGAGTGGGCGCGCTACCACCACTACCTCCACGACGCGAAGCCGATGCCGTTCAGCACCGCCTACACCGGGTTCGAGGCGGTCAGCGGCGACCCGGTCGTCTTCCTCGGGATGAGCGGGTTCTGGGCGGGCCAGCGTCGGATCGCCCGAGCCTGCCGGATGGTGACGCACCCGGAGTGGCAGGGTGCTGGCGTGGGCCTGCGGTTCCTGAACCACCTGGCTGAGCGCGAGTTCCTCGGCGACGGCTTCATCGGCTCGCCCGTCCCGACGCTGATGCACACCGCGCACCCCGCGCTCTGCGCTGCGCTGCGTCGGAACCCGGACTGGCACCAGGTCAGCCAGAAGCTGATCGGCGGGGCCGGGAGCCGGGTGAGCAAGGACTTGAAGATGGAGTTTGGAGGCCATTGGAGAAGCGTCGCCGGGTTCAGGTACAAGAGGTAGGGGTCATGAGGGTCATCGTTGCAGGCACGAAGTCGTTCGGCGTCGCCGCGCTCGAGCAGGTGCTCAAGGACGGGCACGCAGTCGTCGGCGTGGTCGCGCCGCTCGACGACAAGCTGCATGACGCTGCGGGTCGCCACGGCCTCAGCTGGGCGCCGGAGCTCCACCCGGCCTGGGTAAAGATGGTGCAGGCCGACCTGATCGTCGCGGCACACTGTCACGCCTACATCGGGAAGGACAGCCGAGCGGCGACCCGGCTCGGTGCGCTGGTCGGGCACCCCTCCCTGCTCCCGCGGCACCGTGGGCGCTCGAGCGTCGAGTGGACCGTCCGGATGGGCGACCCGGTCACCGGGTTCACCTGGTTCTACGCCGACGCCGGGGTCGACACCGGCCCGATCGCGAAGCAGGACTTCTGCCACGTCGACCCGCGCTGGACCCCCAGCGACCTGTGGGCCGAGGCGCTCTTCCCGATGGGCATCCGGCTGCTGCGCGAGACGCTGGCCGACCTTCAGCGCGGCTGGCTGATCCAGCTCCCGCAGGATCCGCGGTTCGCCACCGTCGAGCCCTCGATCGAGCCGATCCGGCTGCACCGCCCGGAGCTCCCGGCGATCGGCGCCGGGCCGGAAGGGTTCGAGCTGATCGCCTCGGCGGAGCACCCGCTGCTCGCGCCTTGAGCACCCCGGCTTGCCTCGAAGGCAACGGCGTGATTGAATTGGGGCACGGTGGGGCACGCCCACCGGCTGAGAGGAGCACCACCATGACCGCCAAGATCACCACCGGCGTCCCGTTCGCGACCTGGGTCGACGACGGGGACGCCGTGACCTGCCCGGCGTGCGGCGAGCGGATCGAGGAGCGGAAGAACGCGACCGTCCCAGCACGCTACGCGAAGCACTACACCGAGACGCACAGCCCGAGCGCCGCCGAGCTCAAGGCTCGCCTCGGGCGCACTGCCCGCGCTGCGTCCTGCGCCCACCTCGGCGCGTTCTGTGTCTACCCCGGCGAGATCGTCCACGTCGCGGGTCGGCTCACCGAATCGACCGGCTGGGTCTACTGCCCGCGCTGCCAGACCGTCATCGGCGAGCTCTGATGGCCGAGTGCCAGTGGTACCTCAATTGCCACAATGAGGCGACGCTCACGCGACCGCACCCGATCCTGGGCGGCGTCCCGATCTGCGCCCGCTGCGACAAGCTCTGCGACGACCTGCAGGCCGCGACCCAGCGCCCCACCCAGCCGGACCGCCCGACGCCCGAGCTCGAGCCCGGCCAGTGCGAGCGCTGCTTCCGGACCGACGTGATGCGGGACGGGAAGTGCCGCTCCTGCGGCTTCGTCGACTGGGCCGCTGCCGACAACGGCCGCACCGACGACACCGAGCGCTCCCGCCGGGAGCTCTGACCCACAGACCCCCCGGGCCGCACAGGTGGCCCGGGACGAACCCCCAAGGAGGGGCCATGCCCGCACCAAGCACCGCAACGATCTTCACCCGTGAGCGCGCTGCAGCCGATCTGGCTGAGAAGACCGGCATCCTGCTCGTCCGCCGGATCCCGTCGCAGCCGATCGAGCTGCACCTCGCGTCGCTCGACCCGGGCCACACGGCCTGCCGCCAGTTCACCCACGCCGACTGGGTCGGCGTGCACCCGCGGCTCGCGCCCCAGGCCGACCGCGTCTGCTGGGTCTGCTGCCGGGAGTGGCGGACCACGCCGGAGGCCGTGGTCGCGTCGTTCTTCGAGTGGCGGAACGCCCCTCGCTGACCGCTCGCGGCCCGAACGCCCGCTCCCGACCCGTGAGGGCCGGGAGTGCGGCTTTTCGGGGCGGGAAGGGGCCCTTCCGGGCAAACCCCCACCTGGCGCGCAAAGTCAAGTGCCGGTACAATGGCCGCATGGCACCTGTCCCGGCGAAGAGGCCCACGCCCTCAAAGGTCGTGGTCGCTGCTGGCTCTGCCCCGGTACCGGCGAAGCGGCCCCGGAAGCCGAAGATCCCACCGTTCTACGAGTGGATGGCGCTGCAGCCGACGAACCTCGACGCGCAGCGGGCCGAGGCCGCGAAGCACATCGCGACCCGTTGGAGCTTCAACGAGTTCTACCGGCATGAGCGGGTCGTCCGCGTGCTACGCCGGGAGGACAGCCCGCACCTGGTCGGCGCGAAGCTGCTCGCGGACGACTACGCTACCCAGTTCGGTCTCACCGCCGTGGACCGGATCGGCGTCGGCGGGCTGGCCAGCCCGTTCTACCCCGAGGCGCCGAAGCTCTGCACCGAGCCGGGCTGCTTCCGTCAGCCTCCGGCCGGGTCCGAGCTCTGCCACCGGCACGGTGCGCAGACCATGTCGACCGCCGACCGCGAGATGGTCAGCCGCATGGTCGCGGACCACCTGCTCGGGCTCTCGGAGCGGGCCGTCGGCGTGATCGAGGACCTGCTCGACCACGGCCGCTCGGAGAAGGTCCGGCTCGACGCCGCGGTCGCCGTACTCGACCGCGTCGGGGTCGGCCCGACCTCCACGCTCCGACTCGGCGCGGCTGACGTTGAGGACGACGGGCGGCCTTCCCCGGCCCAGGTGATCGCGGAGCGGCTCGACCGACTCAACAGCGCGGCCATGGTCCAGCTCGAGGCGTCCGCTCGTGGCCTCTCGGTCGAAGAGATCTTCGAGGCTGAGCTGGTGGGCGATGACGACCCTGCTGCCTGAGGCGCCACCGCTCGACCTCAGCCTCGAGTCTCGCGTCGCTATCCTCTCGGAGGAGGAGCGCTCGCTGATCCTGGTAGAGCTCGAGCTCGACGCGCTACTGCACGACTGGGACTACATGGGGCGGCCCAGCCAGCTCGCCGCGGTCCGGTCGCTGGCTCGGATCATCCTGTTCAGCGCTGGCCGCGGATCAGGTAAGACGCGCTCCGGCGCCGAGTGGATCCGGGACAAGACCGGGCCGCACGACTCACCCGTGCGGCTGGCGTTGGTCGGGCGCACGGTCGCCGACGTGCGTGACGTCATGGTCCAAGGCGAGTCCGGGCTGCTCGCAGTCTACCCGCCGAGCCAGCGACCGCGCTACATCCCGAGCCTACGAAAGGTCGAGTTCGCCAACGGCTCCGAGGCGCTGTGCTTCAGCGCTGAGGAGCCGAGTCAGCTCCGAGGTCCGCAGTTCCACTACACCTGGGCGGACGAGCTTGCGGCCTGGGACCACAAGCCGGACGACTCCGGGTTGACCGCCTGGGACAACGCGCAGATCGCGACCCGGCTCGGGAGCCACCCGCAGCTGTTCGTCACGACCACACCGAAGCGCACGCCGGTTATGCGTGAACTATACGCGCTGGCTGAGGAAGAGACCAACGAGGTCGAGCTGCACACCGCTTCGACGTTCGACAACCCGCACCTCGCGCAGGTCTACCTCGACGTCATCCTGCGCCGGTACGAGGGCACCCGGCTCGGTGCGCAGGAGCTGTACGCGCAGATGCTCGCCGACGTCCAGGGTGCGCTCTGGAAGCTCGAGGAGATTGACGCCGACCGGGTCGAGTCGCACGGGTTCCAACTCCCGCCGCTGCGCGTCGTCGGCGTCGACCCTTCGGTCGCGGACGAGCCTGGCGATGAGTGCGGGATCGTCGTGTGCGGTGCGACCTCCGAGATCCGGCCGATCGAGCGCCAGGCGTTCGTGCTCGCGGACCGGTCCGTGCTCGGACCGCCGAGCGTCTGGGCCGCCGCGGCGGTCGAGGCTGCGCGAACGTACAGCTGCCCGATCGTGGCGGAGGCGAACCAGGGCGGGGCGCTGGTGCGCGAGGTCATCCACAGCCTAGACCCCGGGGTCGCGGTCAAGCTGGTGCACGCCAAGCAGGGCAAGGCGCTGCGCGCCGAGCCGGTCACGCTGGCCTACGACCAGCACCGGATCCACCACGTCGGCCGGTTCCTCAGCCTCGAGGACCAGATGACGACCTGGGTCCCGGGTGAGACCGCGAAGAGTCCGGACCGGCTCGATGCGATGGTGCACGGGATGACCGCGCTGATCGTACCGGCCGCGGTCCGGAGCGGGGTCGGCTCGACCAGCGTCTCCGGCCCCGGCTCTCGCGGCCGGATTCCGACCGGCGCAGCCGCGGTGACCTCGCGCAACTCGATCAACGGCCGCCGTGCAGGCTAATCTGGTGCGCGGACGTCGGCTTTGGTAGAATCGTCGACGTGAGCGCTGTCCAGGTCGTCTTCGACATGTTCCCGGCCAAGGCCCGGTACCCGGTCGGCGACCTCATCTTCGAGCCCGCCCGGGTCATCCTCGGCGACGGCGAGCTCTCGATCTGGAAAGATTCGGTCGCCGGTCCGGAGCGCGTCTACCACTCGGTGATCGTCAGCTACGAGGGGGCGCACACCTCCGGGTTCGCCGTGCAGGTCGTCGAGGGGATCGTGGTCGTGACCCGGTCCGGCCGGTGCGGTTGCGGCTCGAGGCTGCGTCGGTTCGACCCGTACGAGGGCCGCGGGCACGTCCAGGTCGGGATCTGATGGCCGCCCGGACCGTCGACGACGTCGACGAGCAGGACGCCACCGAGACGGAGAGGCTGATCGCCACAGCGCTGGCGGGGGCGCTCGCTTCGACCGACCCAGCGACGCCGTCACCGATGTCACTCACCGCGGCCCCCTGGCCGGGGCTCGTACAGGACGCGATCGGCCTCGCGCTGAAGGCCTACCTGGTGCGCACCGCGTTCCGGTTCCTGACTCGCTCAGGAGTCACCGGGGCTCCGGCCGCCCGGGTAGTCGACGAGATCGTACCGGCTGTGCACGATGAGATGGTGACGCAGATCGCTGACGGCCTCGCCGGGACCTATCAGGCCGCCGGGGAGCGGCTCGCCCCGGGCGCCGCCGTCGTGAAGCCGAAGCCGCAGCACGAGCTCACCGCCGACATCTACCGCCGAGTCCGGGTCGGGTCGGCCCGACTGGCGCAGACCGGGACCACCCGGGCCCGGGAGATGGTGCGCTCTCAGCTCGCTGAGGGCCTCGGTGCTGAGGGCGGGACCTGGCGGACCCGGAAGGACGATCGAGTCCGGCTCACGCACGGTGCGCTCGAGGGTGAGACTCGGCCGCTCGGGGAGCCGTTCGTGACCGTCGACGGCAGCGAGATCCTGTACCCCGGCGACCCGGCCGCACCGATCGGGGAGACGGCGAACTGCCGTTGTCGGCTGGCTTACTTGGTCCCGACCACGGTGCGCACGTTCCAGCGGGGCGAGAGCGTCATCGAGCTGACCAGTCCGGAGGTCGGCCCGGTGATCCGGTCCGAGCGGACGGTGCCAGTCTGATGCCGCCGATGAACCTGCGCTGGAAGGTCTGGGGGCGCCCAGTCAAGCCCGTGGCCCTAGCGCTGACGATCACGATGCTCATCATCGCCTGGGCGGCGGTCACCAACGTCGGGGTGCTCAACAGCTCGTCATGGGCCGACCTGCTGGCTGGATCGGCGCTACTGACTGCGGGCGTCCTGGTCGCTGGCTGGGTCCGCAGCTCGCAGCGCTTGGCCGAGGTGGGCCTGCTGCTGGCCTCCTTCGTGTGGGCGACGAGGTTCTGGCTGATCGTGCTGGTCAACCCTGGGAACATCACGCTGGAGGGCCTGTGGCTCTCGGTCTGCTGGGTGGTGGTCGCCAGCGGGTCTTACCTGCTGGAGAAAGCGGACCAGAGGGCCTCGGCGGGGGCCTGATGGACTGGTCCTACGTCCTCGCGCCCCTGATTGCGGCGGTCCAGACTGCGATCCTGATGTTTGCCGCCTACCACTGGCCGACCGGACGCAACGAGCACGACGATGAGTGCGGTTCGCACTCGGTCGAAGATCACAAGCACCGGCGGGAGGGTGAATGACGATGAGCGGGGAGACGGAGCAGCAGCCCAGTGGGTGGACTGTGGACACCGCGCTGCAGTTCATGCAGCGACAGCACGACGACCTGCGCGACCAGCTCAACGAGCGCTACGAGACGCAGACCAAGGCCACCGACGCTGCCTACGTCGCGCAGACCACTGCCATGCAGACCGCGTTCATCGCCGCCGACAAGGCGGTGCAGGCCGCCCTGGAGTCGGCAAAGGAGGCCGTGGCTAAGTCGGAGGCGTCGAGTGAGAAGCGCTTCGAGTCGGTCAACGAGTTCCGCGGCCAGCTCGCGGACCAGGCCGCCACCCTCATGTCTCGGTCCGAGGCCGAGGTCCGCTTCCAGTCTCTGCTCGAGCGCTTCGACGCCGAGCGGCTGGTCAACAACGAGCGCTACGTCGTCTTGGCCTCGCGGATGGACCAGAACACCGGCAAGGACAGCGGCCAGGCCGCGCAGCAGGCCCGACTCTACGCGATGTGGGCGGCCTTCGGTGGGCTGGTTATCATCATCCTGGGCATCGTGACCGTGCTCATCTCACTGCGATGAGCCCAAAGCAACCGCGATCAGCGGTAAGATGGGAGCGGCGATCCGCGTCGCCCCGCCAACTGAAGGAGAGCCCATCGTGATCTTCGGTAGGGAACCGGCCCTGGTCGCCGGGTTCATCAAGGCAGCGCTCGTCGCAGTCACCGCGTTCTGGGCCGTGATGAGCCCAGAGCAGATCGGTCTGATCAACGGTGTCGTTGCCGCGGCTCTTGCGGTCTACGTCGCCTACGTCACCCTCCAGACCCTGGCATCGTTGATCCTGGGCCTGCTCGACACCGTGATCGCACTGGCGATCGGATTCGGAGCTCATCTCACTTCTGAGCAGACCGGGGCCATCATCGCCGTCTCGGCTATCGCGTTGGCCATGTTCAACCGCACCCAGGTGGTCCCGGTTCCCGCCGGGCAGGGTAGTCTCTCGCTGGCCGCCTGACCGATGGGCGTCCTGATCGACGCTGCGGCTGTCTGGCGCATCGCTCGGCTGGTCACGCAGGACGAGATCACTCGTCCGGCGCGCGAAGCAGTCAACGAGCGGTGGCCGGACAGTCCGCTGGCATACTGGTTCGAGTGTCCGCACTGCGTCAGCCTGTGGGCAGGGCTGGCCGTGGCGACGGGGTTGGTGCCCCCGAAGTTGCGGTACGCTCTGGCTCTGGCCGCGGCAACGACCGCCGTGGTAAACTCAACTTCGTACGTCCAGTCGGTCGTCTCAGAGGCGGTGGTCACGCGTGGTGTTCGGAAGGCCTAGGGCCGCTCCGTACAACCAGACCCGCACGCTGACTGCGTCGGCTGCGAAGGTCTCGCTCTCGAAGAAGGGCGAGGCCGAGCAGATGCGCGAGCGTCTGAGCGGCCCGAACGCCGAGTGGCAGGCCGAGGCCTGGGCGTACTACGACGCGATCGGCGAGGTCAAGTTCGGGTTTGGTCTGGTCGCGAACGTGCTGAGCCGGGTGCGTCTCGTCGCCTCCGCCGTGCTCAACTCTGACGCCCCGCCGACGAACGTCACGGATGCCGCGGGCGTCAAAGGCGAGGGGCAGTACGCCGACGACGGCCCGCTGCAGGGCCTGACTCCGATCGACCCCAGGCTGGCGAAGGACGCCCAGCGCTTCATGGAGCAGCTGAGTCAGGGCGACGGGATCCCGGCGATGCTGCGCTCCTACGGCCTGAACATGAGCGTCCCGGGCGAGTGCTACCTCGTGTGCATCGAGAACCGGTGGAGTGTGAAGTCCGTCGACGAGCTGCGGGTCAACAGCGCCGGGCGGATCGTGCTCAAGGCCTCGGTCTCGACCAGCACCGCCCGGGAGAAGGTCATCCCGAAGGACACCCCGATCGGCCGGATCTGGCGGGCGCACCCGCGGTTCAGCGCCGACCCGGACAGCTCGATGAAGGCGCTCCGCGGGGACTGCGAGGAGCTGCTGCTGCTGAGCCGGATGATCCGGGCGACGACCCGCTCCCGGCTCAACGCCGGTCTGCTGTTCGTGCCCGACTCGCTCTCGATCTCGGCCCGCACACCCGGGGAGGAGGAGACCGAGGGCGAGGATCCGTTCGAGGTCGAGCTCGTCGCCGCGATGACCCAGCCGATCAGCGACGAGGGCAGCGCCGCGAGCGTTGTCCCGCTGCTGGTTCGCGGTCCGGCCGAGCAGGGTGAGAAGATCGCGTACATCCAGCTGAGCCGCGACAGCGACGAGGCGCTGGTCAACCGGGCTGAGCGCGTGCTCGAGCGGATCCTGCAGGGGATCGACGTGCCGAAGGACATCGTGACCGGTCTGGCCAACGTCAAATACAGCAACGCGATCCAGATCGACGAGGGCCTGTACAAGGCGCACATCGAGCCGCTGGCGCTGATGTTCTGCGACGCGATCACGGACATCTACCTCCGGCCGCTGCTGCGCGCCGCGGGCTACGAGACCGAGGATGTCAACCGGATCGTCGTGTGGTACGACCCGTCCGAGGTCGTCGTCCGGCCGAACCGCAGCAACGACGCCGACAGCGGGTACGAGAAGTACATCCTCTCCGGCGAGGCCTGGCGCGCGGCGCACGGGTTCGGCGACAACGACGCGCCGACCGAGGAGGAGATCACCTGGCGGATGGCAGTCGAGAAGGCGATCATCCCGGAGGAGATCTCGCAGGCGCTGCTGATGTTCCTCATGCCCGAGGTGCTCAAGAAGGCGCAGACCTCGAACCAGTCGGCCAGTCCGTTCCCGCCCGGGCTGCAGGAGCAGCTCGCCGCCACATCCGCTCCGGCTCCGGTCGCGATCGAGGCAGCGCCCCCGGGCCTCTCGGCCGTGCCGATGCAGGAGGAGGTCCCGGCGTGATCTGGACCCCGTCCCGGGTTGCCGAGGCGGCCCGCGCTGGCGTCGCCACGCCGGACGGTCGGCTCCCGATCGAGGACGTCGACGACGTGATCGCGGCGCTGCTCGCAGCCGGACGTACGCCGGACCTCTTCGGCTCGGCCACGCACATCGTGCGACGCGGTCGTGAAATGGGCTTGACTGCGAGTACAATCGGCCGCATGGCTGAGCACGCAAGCATCGCACCCGACGTCGCGGGCGCCCTCGGGCGCGTCTGGGACGCCGACGCCCACCCGCGCGGGCGGGACGGGAGGTTCATCGAGGTCGGCGCGTTCGCGCAGGTCTTCGACGGGGCACGGGAGGTAGCGTCCGGCCGCGTCGTCGGGTTCAGCGACGGGAAGGTCGTGCTTCGGTCCGAGGCCGCCGGAGGTACCGACGCGACTTTCGACTACGACCAGGTCCAGACCGCCTCGGTCAAGGCCGAGATCCCCTCGAGCTCGGGGCCGACCAGCTCGGAGTGGCCGCCGCTGGGCGACGACGGTCGGCCGATGACTCCGTACGAGATCGAGGACACGATCAAGTCGGGCCGGGTCGGGTGGACGACCGAGCAGGTCGTGGTCGACCCGGAGACCGGTCGCACCCTCGAGGACGCGTTCAACGGCCTGCGCGCTCAAGGGCTCAACAACCTCTCCGCGGTTTACGATGAGAAGAAGGGCAAGGACCGCGCTCCGACCCTCGAGGAGCTCGCCGACAGGATCGGCTCCGGAGCTCGGAAGATCGCTCGCGGCGAGTCGATCAACACCGGCGAGGTGATCGCGCTGTGGGCCGTCCTCCGGATGAGCCGGGCCGATGCCGAGTACTACGACGAGATGGACGTCACCAACCGGTCCGATCTCCCGCACGACGAGCTGATGGCGCAGTACCGCTCCAGCTCCGCAAAGCTCGCCGCTCGCCGCGGTGCCGTCACCATGGCCCTGACGAAGCGCGGCACGAACCCGACCCCGAGGAAGAAGGCGGTCATCCCACCGACGCCGAAGCCCGACCCCGCCCCGAACGTACCGGAGCCCGGCGCCGACCGCGCTTCGGCCGCCGCGGCGGTCGCGGAGGCCGAGGCGACCTGGCAGGCGTCCCCCAAGGGCGACCGGGAGAAGATGAAGAAGCGGGACACCCGCAACGCGGCTGTCCAGCGCTACATGGCCGTCACCGGCATGACCGACATGTCGGACGCCCGGGACGCCGCGCTGAAGGAGGCGAGGGGCGGATCGGAGCCCGTCGAGGCGGCCGACCCCGCGGAGCTTCCGCCTCCGGTGGTCGAGAAGCCCATCGGCGTCGGGCTGACCCCGCCGTCCCAGGCGCGGCAGGATTCCGATGGGCGTTGGTCTGTCCCGATCGAGGGCGTGGACGGTTCAAATGGCGAGGCCGTGTGGGTCCGACCCGATACCGGGGCGGTCGCCCAGTACGCCAGCACGTTCGACGTGTACGTCGGCGACCGGCAGACCCGCGCCGTCGTCCACACTTACTACTCCCGCAGGGGCGGGTTGCGTTACGCCGTGTCCGCCGGAGACGACGAGGACCTTCGCGTCGCCCTTATCGGCGCTCAGGACACGATCGACACGAACAGCCTGACCGATGCTGTGCGGCGGGCTGTCGCTGCTGGTTACCAGCTCGACCGTGAGGAGCAGCTGCGGGCGCTGCAGCGGAAGGCCGCTCTGCTCCGCGGCGACGTCGCCCCCGAGAAGGCCGACGAAGGCCTCCCGAGGCCCATCGCACCGAACCCGGGGCCCGTCGCACCGGAGACGTTCGCCGTCGTCCTCGAGAGCGGCTCGGGGGACGGCAAGGCCTACGGTGTGTACGCCCCGGACGGAACCAAGCTCGGCCGTGTCAAGTCGTACGAGGGGTACATCGACAAGAAGAGCCCAGGCTCCGGCCGGATCGTGAGCAGCCGGAAGGACGCGACGCTCTGGTCGTGGGCCCCGGAGCCCGGCGTGCTCCCCGGTACGCAGCGTGAGCGGTTCGGGTTCCGCAGTCGCGCCGATGCCATCCGCGACGCGCTCAGCGCCACCGATCACCGCGGCGCTGCGTACGTAGACCAGAAGACGCCTCCGGGTCCGGTTGCGGTGGACCCGGAGCCTGCGCCCGTCCCTCCGCCTCCGCTGGAGGTCTCCGACCCCGTAGACACCCCTCCGCCGGTCCGACCCGCACTCACCGAGGACTGGCTGCATCCGGACGTCGCGGCGATCCAGGACCTCTCACCGAAGCAGATCGACGTCAACACCGAGCAGACCTGGGTCGAGCAGTACGAGGTCGCGACTGAGGTTGCGCGACTGCAGGACCAGATCCGGCGCGCGACGCCGGGCGGGACCGAGAAGGCCGGTGAGAAGCCGAAGTGGCGCGAGGATGACCGCCTGTACGCGATGCCGTTCGCTGACGTGCTCGCGGCCTACGAGCCGAAGCAGGAGTACAACTACACCACTCAGGAGTACGGGACCGTCGACCTGCGTACCCGGTACGACGCGCTGCAGGAGAGGCGTCGCGTCGCGGTAGCCGCCGAAGAGGTCTACAGGGGCGAGTTCCACCGCCGCGGCAGGTGGACGCGCGCCTTCCTCGTGACGTCCTCCGGCGGGGGGCACGTACACAAGAGCCGGGAGTGCTCGACCTGCCGCCCCGGGCAGTACCGCCCCGACGGGACCTGGTCGGGCGGCACTGAGTTCATCTGGCTGCCGGAGTATGCCGACGAGAAGGAGGACCGGATCGTCGGTGACGCTGGTGAGAGGGCCTGCACGACGTGCTACCCGACCGCACCGGTCAGCGCGCTGAACCGGAAGACCAGGATCTTCTCCCCCGACGAGCGGAAGGCCGCGGAGGACCGCGAACTCCGGGCGCAAGCGAAGCTCGAGCGTGAGGCGCAGGCGAAGGCCAACGCGCCGACGGCCACGGGCGAGCCGCTGGTGATCAACGACGGCGGGATCCGCGAGACGTTCCGCACCGAGCGCGCCGCGCTGAACTGGTGGAGCGGCGCCGCGGACTACATCGGTTGGAGCTACAAGCCCGACTCGCAGAAGCGCGCGAGCTGGGAGGCGATGGAGATCGTCGTCGCTGCGATCGCTGAGAAGCGTGGGGTCGACCCGGACGAGGTGCGCGCCGGGATGGTCGCGAGCCACCGGAAGAAGACCAAGAAGAACCGCGTCGACGACCCGTTCGCCGGGTGGATCAACGACGACGGCTCGTACACTGCTACACCTTTCGACCCGAAGGAGGGGCTGAGCCTCGGAGAGCTCGACGCGCTCTCGCCTGGTACGATCGTTGAGCGACCCGGCCGTCAGTTCTACACGAAGCTCGAAGACGGCCGGTGGCGTCCGTCGGCGGGTGGCTCGGCGGGCTCCGTCAGCGCCGAGTCGATCGACGAGGGTTACCACGTGCGAGGGGGCGGCCGGGAGCGCCGCGACGCGCCGTCCGGCCCCGCGCCGTCCGGCCCCGCGCCGTCCGTGGACGAGTCGGACCGGTGGGAAGGCTCGAGCTGGGCGCCGCGGCACTACGCGAGCTCGCCCGCGTCCGAGATCAGGGTCGGGGACCACGTCCTGCCGTACGACGCGGACGAGGTGCACGAGGTCCTGGAGGTCGTCCCGACCGCCGAGGAGATCCTGGCGAAGACCAGGTCGCTGGATACCCGGCAGGTGCACAGTCACAACTGGATGCGCACCTCGCTGATCCGGAAGCTGGTCGCGAGCGGAGCCGCAGCGCTTGCGCTGTCTGGCGTCGGGATCTCGATGCTCGACGGTGACGACGCTGACGCCGACTCCCCCGACGCCATCGCGCCGCCGCTCCCGCAGACTAGCATCTCGGCGCAGGAGACACCGCACGTCTCCGTCCCGGCCAAGGCGCGGGTGGCCGCTCCGACTAGTGCGGCTGGGTTCGCGGCGATGTGGTCGAAGGTCCCGACCGCGGAGTGGGGCGCCGCCGATGTCTCGCTCTCGATCGACCTCCCCGGGGACCGCTCCGTCTGGCTCTACGGCGACACATTCAGCGGGAACAACGGGATGGTCCACTCCAGCGCGATCACGCAGGACGGCGGGACGCTGCACGTCAGTGACGGAGGGCGCCAGCTGCTCCCGAACGACGACGCGAACCACATCTACTGGATCGAGGCCGCGGAGGTCGTCGACGCGAACCACATCCTCGTGACCGCAGCGCCGATGGAGGTCGGGGCTGAGGGACCCTGGGACTTCAAGCGTACGTCGGAGAAGTCGCGCACCGCGATGGTGACCGTCGACGTCGACGGTGACCTGCACTTCGCCCGGTGGGTCGGGCATGTCGACGCTCCGCCAAAGTTCGCGGACTTCGAGGCCGTCGGTGAGCACCACTTCACCTACGAGAGCCGGGCACACCCCGAAGTCAAGCTCAGCTCGGGGAAGACGCTCTATACCACGAACCAGAACTGGGATGACGACGTCTCGAACCACCAGAACCCCGACGGCTCGCTCCGGTTCGAGGACTACCGCCCGATATTCTCCGAAGGTGAGGCCGGAGGGCGGTCCGGCCCGGCCGACGCGATCTCTCCAGAGCAGATGGGGCTGACCGCCGATCCGGTCACTGGGTTCCTCCCCGTGCTCAGCCCGGAAGCGGTCGAGCGTGCGCACGCACGCGTGGCGCGGGCACGCGAGAAGCTCCCGGACGACCCGAGCGAGATCGGACTGACGACGGGCGACCGGGACCCGGAGCAGGACGCGATGGTCGGGCGCTACGAGCGCGAGGCCACGGCCCACCTGGCCGAGGCGAAGGCCTGGGAGGACTGGGTCGATGCTGTCCGGGCGGAGTATGAGCGTCGGGCCGCCGAGCCAGGTGGGTTCGTCAACGACTGGGACCACCCCAGCAGCGAGGACGTGCCGCCCCCGAAGAGCACAGTGCGGGTGCTTGGGAAGCGCACGACTGACGGGTTCCAGTACGTCATGCGCGTCGGTTCCTACGAGACGTTCGGCGTCCCTGGGAAGTCGAACCTGCGCGATGAGACGCTGGAGAACTGGGATCCGGTGAAGCGGGCGCGGAGGCTGCGCAAGAACGCCGCCGACTCGACCGAGAAGGCCGCGAACGCCCGAGCCCTCGCGGACGGGTCGTGGACCCCTGAGACCGACGCGGGCTACGTCAAGAAGAAGAACCTCGCGGAGTTCTACGAGCGTCGCCGCAACGCGCTGGCCGTGTGGTACGAGGCGATCCAGCACGCCGGGATGAAGGACCCGGAGGACATCACGCTGGTCGAGCCTCCGGCTTCGGTTCTCGACCCGGCCAACGAGTTCGATCCGGCCTTCCTCTCGCGAGTCAGGAACTACGCGTCGCCGTACTACTGGAGTCACACCAACACCGACGACTACTACCTCTCCGTCTCGATGAGCAGGCAGGCGGAGGAGGCGGCTGACTTCCGGTACCGAGCGCGGGACGCGCTCGAGGGCAACCGTCTGATGCTCAAGAAGCGCCTCGAGCGTGGTCAGAACTCGATCCAGCAGGTCGACTACATGCCGGACGGTGGCCCGGGCGAGACGACGGTCGCGCAGCTCGAGGCCGTCGTCGCGATGGGCCAGGCGCTCGAGGACGAGGTCGATGCGCAGCTCGCCGCCGAAGGGCTCGACGCCGCGAAGATCTTCCCCGACGCGACCGAGGTCAAGAAGTACCGGCAGCTGCTGGCGGACTTCGACGACGCGAAGTGGCAGGCGTTCGACGAGGCCGCAGCCGACGTGCTGAAGAGCCGCGGCGTGACCAACCGGCGCGACTACATCATGGCCTGGCTCGACCGGACCGACCACGTCTACCACGAGAACTACATCGACTCTGACTGGGAGCGCGACTACGACGCAGCCGTGGGGCCCGAGCTCGCTGCCTGGGCGGAGCGGCTCGAGCAGACGCTCAAGTCACGCACCGGGAACCCGCTCGGGAACGAGCGTCGACTGTACTTCGAGCGCCGGAAGGCGATCTACGTCGAGCTGCTGCAGCGCCTGGGTGTGCCGTTCGGGGCGCCCGAAGAGATCGACGCGCCGTACGTCTGGGACACCGATCGGTCGTGGGTCTCCCCGAGCCAGCTCAAGGTCGGCACCCTCGTCTCCTCGGGCGGCGACCGGAACCGGCCGACGAAGTTCAAGCGCGCGGTCACGGTCACGGTCGTGCGCCAGGAGTCCGATGGATCCTGGCACTTCGAGTACAGCGACGGAACGTCAGCCGACCGCCTTCCGAGCTACGCCTGGCACGAGGCTCCGGTCACGCTCGAAAGCACGGACCGGGTGCAGGCCCGCGGGATCAAGGAAGGCCTGCGCCAGATGCCGACCGCCATGGTCGAGACGGCCTGGGGCGACGGCCACAAGGTGACGGTGCGGGCCGCTCGCCGCGGCTCGCGCGGCACCGCGGAGCTGAGCCTCCCGAGCGACCACGAAGCCGTCTCGACGGTGATCCACGAGGAACACCACGCAGTCGAGAACAATGCTGCGTGGGTGAAGCGGCTCGAGTGGGCTGCGATGACCGACTCGTGCTACCGCGGGAAGCCGGGCGAACGGAAGGTCAAGAAGGGCACTGCGAAGGAGCTGTTCAAGTACCGGAAGACCAAGCTGGCGACGATCCTGCCGGGCGACGGCTACAGCAAGTACGAGATCGCCTTCCGCGACGAGTTCTACAGTCCGTACGTCGGGAAGGTGTACGCGCCGGGCAGCTGGGCCGACGACAAGATCGGATCGCACACCGCGAGCTACGAGCTGCTGACGATGACGTCCGAGGCCGTGCTCGGCGACCGGTCCGATGTGTCTCCGGTCTCGGAGCAGGCGACTCGCGACCGGGCCAAGTGGATGCGCGCCTGGTACCTCGGGATTGTGCTGCTCGCCCAGGAGCACTCGGCCGTCCGACGCGGTCTCAAGCCTGGCACTCCGGGTGCAAAGCTGAAGGCGGTGTGAGATGACGGATGTTGTCCTGGTCGGCACGGTCGGTGGGCAGCGCGAGTTCCTGTTCGCGAGGCCCGGCCGGTACGTCGCGACCGGCCCGCTGTGGGTCGAGATCGAGGTGGCGCTGGCGTATGGCGAGCTAGTCTACGTCGGAGCCGCACCGTCTGGCGAGCAGCGAGCCGTCTCGGTCGACGACCCCGAGACGCTGGCCGCTGTCGTCGCGTCGATCCCGGGCTTCGTCGCGGAGAGCGAGCCCGCCCCGCCGGAGGGCCCCGGCGTCGCCATCCACTGAGCCACCTGACGCTCGCGCCACTGGTCTCGCGGTCGGGGCGCGACTTTTGTCTCCGTCTTGCCTTTGAGACACCCGGTGTGGTTTACTTGACTCCAGGACGGGCCACCCCGTCTTCTGAGAGGAGTCGGCTGACATGCGACAAGTCACCGCGACATGCTGGTGCGAGGCCACCGAGGTCCTGATCCCCGTCGAGTGGATCAGCGAGGGCCGGACGCTTCCGTGCACACGGCCGGGGTGCCTCCCCGGGTGCGAAGCGCAGCACGACCAGGACGACCAGGACACAGACTGCGGCTCAACCACGGGCCGCCCGACGAGGAGAATCAAGATGAACCGATGGACCCCCGGCAAGTACGCGCCGATCGACGACAGCTCGGTCGACTACCGCGTCGGGTCGCTGCGTGAGCAGTACCCGTCCGCCCTGATCCTCGCGATCACTCCCGGCGACTGCCCGTGTGGCTGCGCCATTACGCCGAAGGGGAAGAACGCCACCTTCGGCATGGGCCACGACATCCGCCTGCGCGGGAAGCTGATCCGCGCCGCCGCGGCCGGAGCGAAGGTCGTCGAAGTCGACCCGGCCAACGACTCGCACCGTCAGCACGATCCGATCGACTTCGCCGCCTTCTACAGCACCGACAAGCTCGACTGGTCGGCGTCGGTCGCTGCGGGCGTCGACCGGATCGCGAACCGCGGGAAGCACGCCGACAAGGCCGTGCTCGCCGCAGCTACCGGCCCGATGGTCGGCGACCGCGAGCTGCTCAAGATCGGGCGCTGGTCCTACGACGGTCGCGTCGTCGCGATCTACAAGAAGGGCGCTGAGATCGAGTTCGAGTACAGCGACGCGAAGGGCGTCGTCCACGTCGTCCGCAAGACCGCTGATGGCAAGCTGGCGAAGGTCTCATGACCGCCGCGGTCGTGTGCTCCTCCTGCGTGACAGCTAGGCTGCTCGCGGAGGGCAGGATCAGCGCCGCGGTCCGGCCCGTCGACGCGCACGCCGAGTGCGAGGCGCCCGGTCGCTGCGGCTGCGGCTGCGACTACAGTCGCGGAGCGCGCTGCAACCAGTGCGGCCGGGCGCGACGCCCGGACGAGGTCGACTCGAACGGCGAGTGCCACGACCGGGCGAACTGCGCCGCCGCGATCCTGGCGGGCTACAATCACGGGCAGACCCCACCGCAGGCGTGGACCGGGAAGTCCGCGTCCGAGCTCGTGGCCCAGAACGCGAAGCGGAAGGCCGACTCGGCGGTCGGCACCGACGCCTTCCGCACGCCGACCGCCTCGAGGAAGGCCGGACGCTGCGAGTGCTGCGGCGAGCCGACGAAGGGCGGCCGGTTCCGGATGGGGCACGACGCCCGGCTCACGAGCATGCTGCTCAAGGCCGCACGAACGGGTGACGACGAGTCTCTGCAGGAGCTCGCGACCAGATGGCCCGCGAAGGTCCCCGAGGACCTGAAGGAGCGCTCCGCGGCCCTCGACCTGCGCCCCGGGTCATGGGCCCTTGAGCGCGCCCAGGCGAGGTGGGGTGCGAACGCGTCCTGATACCTCGCTGTCCTCAAGTCTGATAAACTCGAGCTCGAACCCCGCCAAGGGCGTCGGAGATGGAGATACGGATGTCCACTGTGCCCGTTGTGGCCTCGGCAGCTGACCTGGACGGGGCGATCCGCTACGCGGACCGGAACCCGAAGAGCCGGTGGTACGTCACCCGGAGGGCGCGGGCGTTCGGCGCCGAGGCTCAGATCCCGGAGGGCTGGGGCCTCACGGCCGGGGCCGGGGACAAGGTCGTCAGGGGCATCAAGACCGCCTGGAGCGAGGCGCTGCACCCGCGCGGTCGCGACGGCCAGTTCATCGAGAACGGCGGCCGGGTCAACGTCTACGACGGCGCCGGGTTCGCCAAGCCGAGCAAGCAGGGTACGGCCGTCGGAGTCTCGCGGGACAACGTGGGCAAGCACATCGTCGTGCAGGTCCAGCTCGACGACGGCAGCCTGATCGAGGTCGAGCCGAAGAACCTCGACAACGCCCCGGACGCGAAGGCCCGGCTCGACGGCGGGTCCGCCGACTCCCACCTCGCGAAGCTCCGCTCCGACGAGGAGCACCCCGACGAGGCCCAGAGCGAGGCCGACCCGAGCTGGGGCGGCGGCCCGGACGATCCCGAGCGCGACAAGGCCTTCACGGACCAGGTGGACCAGGCCGACGAGGGCGCCGACTACAAGCGGTTCATCGCTGACTACACCGCTGACCAGCTGACGCCGGACGACGCGCTTGAGGTGCTGAGCAACTGGGACATGAGCCAGGCCAGCGGCACCGAGAGGAGCGGGCTGCGCGACCTGTTCGCCGAGCTCCAGCTCGACAGCGACAACGAGGACCTGATCAAGCAGGCAGCCGACAACCTCGAGATGGGCGGCGGCCCGTACGAGGACGACCACGCCGTCGGCCCCGACGTCGTCGAGCCGTCCGTCCCGGACGCCTTCGACGGTGGCGACCTGGCTGGCTACGACGCCGCGGACTACGAGGGCATCGACTCCGACTGGCGCTCCGGGGACCCCGACCCGAAGACGAACGAGGACTACGCGAAGGCGGTCTTCAGCGAGGCGCAGGGTTACCAGGAGGCGAACGTCGAGGATGCCGAGGACCCCTGGGTCGACAGCGACCTGAAGACTCGGATGGACGCGCTCGCGACGGCGATCCGCTCCGGCGACTCCGCGGCCATGGCCGACGCCGCCGACGACATGTCGGGGTACCTCCAGGACGGCTACGCCGACATGAACGACGGCGACCTCCCGCACCGCCCCGAGGCGGACGGCGCCCCCGCCGACCCTGGCGTCGGGGACGATGCGACTCAGGGCGACCTGTTCCTCCGCGGCGACCCGGATGACATCCTGGCGGGGTACGCGGGTCAGGACCTGGTCGACGCCGTCAACGTCCCGCTCACGGTCGCTTCGGACTTCGAGGCCGCCGCGAAGGAACAGCCCGGACTGAGCGACCAGCTCGGCGCAAAGCTGGCTGAGGTGCTCGATCGCGAGGAGGAGTCGTGGGGTTACCTCGACCCTGCGGACGCTGAGGGCTACGACGGCGACCCCGAGGCCGAGCACGGCCAGTCGGTGGTCGCCGCCCGTTCGATCGCTGAGGGGCTCTTCGGGGATCCCTCCGGCCCCGGCGACGCCACCGTCGTTCCTCCCGACGCGCTCGCGCTCCCGGGCACGCCCGACCCGAACGGTCCGTCCGGGATGGAGAAGCTCGCGGGGATCGCGGAGCAGGCCGGGTTCGAGCCGCCTCCGTCGAAGGGTCGCCCCGTCCCCGACGAGCTGACCAGGATCGCCAACGAGATGGGGATGACCACCGAGTCGCAGATGGCGGCAGAGAAGTCCGCCGCGGACTCCGCTACGCTGCAGAAGGAGCTGCAGTCCAGGTTCAACACCACGGACCTCACCACACTGCGCGACAGCAGGCTCAGCAACGAGATCCAGACCTACCACCAGATCGAGAAGCAGGCTCCCGGCTCGTTCGGCCGGTCGGACCGGCAGATCCTCGACGCACTCGAGGCCGAGAAGGAGCGCCGGGCGGCGTCGATGGGCCTCGGGGGCGACCCCTTCGCCGACTCCGACCTGCTCGAGTCCGGCCCCGAGGGTACGACGCTGACGCAGCGTCCGAACCTCGAGGACTTCGACACCCCGAGCTGGACCGAGGGCGGGAACCTCGACGCCCGGATCGACGAGTTCCGGAGCATGCTCGAGTCGGGTACCGACCCGACCGAGAACGACGGCGAGTTCGAGCCTCGACTCGTTCGCGCCTACCAGAACATGCTGGACATCGCTGGCGGCCTCGGCTACGAGGACCCGGACGACTACCTCGACGACTACCAGGCGATCGACGGCCTCGGTTGGGCGGTGAAGGAACAGCTCAACAGCATCGTCGGGAAGCGGGCGCTCGAAGACCAGAACTCCAACGCGCTGCAGCTGATCGTCGACCGGCTCGGCGAGAGCCGGAACGAGGACCTCCGCGCCGTGACCGACGCGCTCCGCGAGTACCTCGACGTAGACGACCGCGTAGGCGGCCTGCAGCAGAACCGCGAGGCTGCGCTGGGTGCCCGCGCCGACGTCGTCGACGAGCGGCTAAAGCGGCTCGGCCCGAGCTTCTCCTCCACCGTCTGGGGCCTCGCCTCGGACCACACGGGGAACCGCGAGGACGGCGGAGCCGCCGCGATCGAGTGGGCCGAGAACGTCGCGGACAGCGTCGACGTCGTTCAGGACTCCGACCTCGACGCGGAGTTCTTTGGGGCGCTCTCGCAGTACGCCGCCGAGACGATCCGGACCGACCCCGGGGCGGTCGACAGTGGGAAGCTCACCGCGCGTCTCAAGGAGGCCGTCCGGCGGGCGAAGGGCGAGGCCGACGAGTTCGGCGACGCCCCGAGCTACAAGGCGTCAGGCCCCGACGACGCCCGCACGAAGTCCCGCGCTGAGGCGTTCGGTGACACCGAGCTCCGCTCCTTCCCGATCCTCGACCCCCGCGACCCGAACTTCGGACACTACGAGGTCTGGACGGTCAACGACGACGGGTCGAAGAACGGCGGGCGCGGCGTATTCCCGGACAAGGCCACGGCTGAGGCGTTCGCGGGCGACAGCAACTTCTTGACCCGCCAGCTCCGCGGCACCGACGCCTCGATCCGCGAACTCACCGACGAGGAGCTCCAGCAGCACGTCAACAACCTGGTCTCCGAACTCGGACCCGACGCGAAGTTCTTCGCCGACGGCTCGGACGGCCTCGCGCCGGTCCGGCTGCACGGCCTGATCACGGAGGCGAACCGCCGCGGGTTCCGGGTCGACACCGATGGGTCGATGACGAAGGGGGACGACTCCACCCCCACCCCCGAGCCGGACACCTACGACCCGAACAAGCGCGTCCCGGGCTTCTCGAAGCCTCTGGGCCAGTTCACCGACCAGCAGCTCGCCTCAGCGATCGATCTCGACCAGCGCAAGGGCAAGCCCGCGGCGCTCACGGCGAAGGAGTCCGACGCTCGCCGCGCCCGCACCAAGGCGCTGATGGCGGAGAAGGCCCGCCGCGACGCTCTCCCGAAGCCGGACGAGGGTGCGGCGCCTGCGGGCGGCGGCTCGGAGCACACCGCGACGATCGCGAAGCACCTCGGCGCGTCCGCAGAGAACAAGGGGCTCGGGACCAAGGCTGGCGTCGCCGACAGGGTCGCCGAGATCGAGCAGACCTCCGACCCGAAGATCGCGCACGCCCGGCTCGCCGTGCTGATGACCGAGCTCAAGCTCGGCGGGAAGCAGCGCGCCCGCTACCGCGAGATGCTCGATGCGCACTTCGCCTCGTCCGGCGGGGACCCCATCAAGACCAGGGACGCGAACAACGACGCCCTGGTGGGGCAGCGCATCACGATGCGCGGCGCCGACGGGGCGGAGCACACAGGCATCGTGGTGCGCACCGCTTACGGGGCCTCGGTCTTGGACGAGAACGACAGCAAGGTCTACGACATCGGCGACGCGAAGGTCACCGTTCGGAACCAGTGGTCCGGGGACAAGGACAAGACTCCGACGCCTCCGGTCGTGACGCCCGAGCCCGACGTCACACCCGAGCCGGACGTCGTTCCTGAGCCGGAGCCCGCCGCAGCGGTTGACTTCGCCGCGATCGCTGACGAGGTCTTTGACCCGCGTACGATGAACGCCGGGAACGTCGCCACCGCCCTAAAGAAGGCCGGGCTGACCAAGACCTCGGTCGACCAGATCGACCTCTCGAGCTTCAGCAGCAAGTACCGCACGTCTGGGAAGGCGACTGAGATCCGCGATTCGAGCGGTGAGATCGTCGGATACACCCAGACGGGCAAGGTCGGCTTCGACGAGATGGACCCGCGCGTCAACGTGCGCACCGGCCGCTGGGTCGCCGAGCGCTCCGGCGTGCTCGCCCTCGGCCCGGACAAGCGTCCGCTCAAGTCCACCGGCGGCGCGCTGATCCCGAAGAACCAGGCCGAAGCTATGCGCGAGATCCTGCTGACGCGGGCTGGCAAGACGCCCGAGCCCGACGTCTCCGCCGAGGTGCCGGACGCGAAGGCCGTGGCCGACGCGACCGCCGAGTGGCTGAAGCTCGACCAGCAGCTGAAGAACTCGGCGAACGTTGCGCAGTTCAAGCGGCTGCAGACGCAGAAGGCAGCCGCGGCTGAGAAGCTGCGCGAGCTCGGCGCTCCGGTACCCACGCCGGGCCCTGACATCAGCGAGTTCGACGCTGCGAAGAAGCGCAACGCTGACTTCAAGGTCGCGAACCAGGGCAAGGGCTTCGTGGAGGGCCGCACCTGGGTGCAGGCGAAGGCCGACCTCGCCGACTCGATGCGCGAGCAGGGGGCGAGCGGCTCGGTCGAGGACCTGATCCGGACGAGGCTCGACGGGATCCAGGCCGACCTGGCCGACCCCGACTCTGTCTACGTCACGATCAAGCCGCCGTCGGGCTCAGAGATCTCGATCTCAAAGCAGGACGCGCGGAACCTGCTCGGGACGATGAACATCGAGCCCGCCACCGAGATCGTGCAGCCGATCGGCAAGCCCGTCACCCCACCGGCGCCTCCGACGCCGGACGTCCCGGCCAAGCCCGCGGTATCCTCGCTGGAGCGCGCGCTCGACGCCGTGCGCAGCACCAGCACGGGCCGGGTCAAGGTGAGCCGCAACAACCTCGGCACCTCGCTGGATGTCGGCGACTTCCAGTTCCGGAAGGGCAGCGACGGAAAGTGGCGGCTCGCGAACGAGCGCGGCTACGGCGGCACCTCGTCTCCGAAGGCCGGGCCGAACGAGCAGTCCGATGCCTCCGGGGTGCTCGTCGGTCCGGCGCAGGCCTCCGCACTCGACCAGCTCGTCTCGGTCAAGGACGGCACCGGCGTTAAGACGCCGGACACCGGGGGCCGCGAGCTCGTCCCGCCGGTCCGCACCACGGCTGCCAACCCGTTCGCGGCGCACTCCGCGTCCGTGCTCCAAGAGTTCGCCTCCGGCAAGCACGGTCCCGGCCCGTTCACCAACAGCAAGGGTACCTGGGGCACGATGGAGGACGTCCAGGCCGAGGTGAAGTACCGGAAGGACGCTGCGAGGGAGCGCCGCCAGACGAACGCGGCCAAGAAGCCCGTCGCCGCGAAGACCGCGAAGAAGACCCGCAGTCTGGTGGTGGACGACCCTGAGTTCCGGGCCCTCGAGAACGAGAACTACCACGCCGAGACTCAGGCTGCGCTGGAGAACCCCGACGATGCCGCGGTCCAGACGGCAGCTCGGGTTCTGGGTAAGGCAGTCGAGGGCGGTCGGTCCTGGCCGGACGGCTACGACGCTGCGATGCGGAAGGTCGCCGGTATCGGCCCGGACGAGACGTTCTACGGGTTCGGCGGGAAGGTCGAGCCAACCGCCGAGGCTCTCCGTGAGTGGGCCTACAACGACCTCGGGGTCAAGCGCCCGAGTGCGTCGGCTCCCTCCGGCCCCGCTGACAACAGCTGGGATCAGCCCGAGGTCGGCGTGGTCGATGAGTGGTCCGACCTGGCGTCCGGATGGGTCGACGGTGCGGATGTCGACGAAGCCCGGCTCAAGGAGCTGGACTCGCAGGTCCGGCGCGACCCAAAGTTCAAGAAGATGATGCGCGACGACGCCGACATGAAGAAGCAGATCGAAGACGTCAAGGGCCAGCTCTCCGATGCCGACTGGAAGCCCGGCGCCAACCAGACGTACAAGGGTGCGTCGGCTCCCTCCGGTCCGGCTCCGGGGAGGGCGTCCGACCCCGCCGCGGACAGCGCGAGGTTCGAGGCGCTCGAGCAGAGCGGGGATTGGGGCGGCTGGGGCTACCTCGACGGTCGGCGCAAGATGGCCCGCGCGCAGCAGGAGGCGTCCGATGCGTTCGTGCTCGAGCAGGCCGCGCGCCAGGGCTGGGACGACGACACGCTGTTCGAGTGGGCCAACAGTCGCACCGGTCGACACTTCGCTGACTTCCAGGGCGACCCGGGCGAGATGCAGAAGGCGATCAAGTGGGGGATGTTCGACAACGAGGCCTTCACCGACCCGGACCTGACCGAGCTCTCCCCGACGCTGCTCGAGAGCGAGATCGGACGGATCCGTCGGCTCGGGACCGGGAAGACCGGCTACCAGCGCGACCGCCTGATGAACCTGGTGCGCGAGCGGAACCAGCGGGAAGCCAACGTCCAGCTCGAGGCGCGGCACGCCGAGACGATCCAGAGCCGCTACGGCCAGCCCGCCTCCGACATGCCGGAGGAGCAGATCTGGGGAGAGATCAACCAGCTCGAAGCGGAGGCGCAGTCGACCAAGGCGAACAAGCGGGACTACGCGCTGATCGAAGCGCTCCGAGGCGAGCTCGACCGGCGTCGGAGCCTCGCTGAGAAGCCGGGCCTGACTCCAGGGCAGGTCGCCCTGCCGCGCAGTGACGCCGCTGGTCTCCTGCGCAGGCGCCAGCGGTGAGCGGGAGCCTCGTGAAGCCCGCCCGTCGCCCCGGGAGGCCGTTCGCGGCCTTCCGGGCGCCGACGTTCCGTGAGACAGCCGAAAGGCCGCTCGTGCCCCGTTGTGGGGCCTTCTGGAGGGACGGCAGTGGGATCTAGGACGTACCCGGTGCCGACCCGGCTCATCCCCGGGGTCGGACGGCCCACGGTGACTGAGGAGGCGCTGCGGGTGATCGCCGCGTCCGGCGCCGAAGCCTCGGGCTGGGCCGAGGCGATCTGCGACCGGATCGACGCGCGCTCCGGAGTCGTACGTGAGGAGGCGCTGACCGCCGCTGGGGTTGATGACATGCCTGGCTGCAGCTACCGCGGCCTGTTCCGCCCCGACTCCGAGACGCCGACCGTCGTGCACATCGTCCGCCAGGACCCAGCCGACGCGACCATGACCCGCTGGCAGGGCTCGGCCTGGGAGGTCGTCCCGGCTGAGCTCGAGCCGGTCGGGTACGACTTCGTCGATCTCACCAGCGACCGGGACCTGCTCGCGCAGGCGCTCGACGCGATCGGGAGCGGTGGATCGCTGGTGCTGCGCGCGACCCGGCCCCGGGGCTACCTGCAGGAGCCCGGGATCCCGCTCACGCTGACTGCCGCTGCGGACGAGGTCAACGACGACGAGGAGCAGCCTCCGCCGCTCCCGCCCGGCGCCAAGGTCTACGCAGTAGTCGACGACCTCGACACCAGCGCTGTACTCGACCTGTTCTTCGTGATGGCCGGGCCCAGCGTCTACCGCCGCTCAGCCGCAGCCTGGAAGCCCGCTGAGGACCTGCTGCCGAAGCTGACCTCGGTCGACCCTCCCGCGATCGTCGCGATCGAACCGGAGCACCTCGCCGCCGTGGTCGCGCAGATCGACGACTACGACCAGGCGAACCCGCCGAAGACCGAAGACGCGGCGATGACCGCGGCTGGTGCGTGGACCGAAGATCTGCACCCGCGTGAGGCTGGCAAGTTCGCAAAGAAGGACGGCGGGAAGAGGGCCAGCACTGACGGTGGCGTCGCCCCGTCCGGGAACACCCGAGCCGACGCGATGGGGAACTATATCCTGAGAGGCGGGAAGCGGCCCGCCGGGGTCACCGCGGTCGAGAAGAAGAAGAAGGCCGCAGCGAAGGTCAAGAGCAAGCGCAGCGGTGGCGCAGGCGGGGGCGCGGGGGCGCCCGGCTCCGACCCCGTGACCGAGGCCGCGCAGCAGGCGCTGGCGAAGCGCCAGGCTGACACCGCAGACAGCATCGACCGAGCCAGGCTCGACCAGGCGAAGGGAGACTTCGCGGAGAAGCAGCGTCGGGCCAAGTTCGACACCGGCATCGGCGACCAGCTGGTCAAGCTGCTCAACGAGGGGCGCGACCCGACCCAGGTCAACATGCTGCTGGGCCTGCGCATGCAGGCCGAGCTCGGTCGACGGAAGAAGTACGACGCGGACAGCGCAGAGAACGCCGAGGCGTTCAAGATCCGGTCGATGGAGGAGAACCTCGGGTTGCGCGCGCAGTCGCGGAAGGTCTCGCAGCTCGCGCTGTCGCGGCGTCACGCCCGGGAAAGGACGAAGCTGAAGCTGAGGTCCACGGTGAAGGCGTCCGCCGGAGTCCCGACGATGACGCGGCAGCAGCGCCTCGCCCTGCTGGCTGCTGGCGCCAACCCGCCCGCCACCTCCTCGATGCCTAACAAGCTCTCGAGCTACTGGGCGCACGGGAAGGGCGCGGCGAAGATCCGTTGGGGTACCGGCGGTGACTTCAACCGCTGCCGGAAGCAGCTCGCGAAGTACCTCAAGCCCGGGCAGCTCGCAGGCGCGTGCGCGAACCTGCACAAGATCGCGACGGGCACGTGGCCGGGGAAGAACGCGCACGGCGGGAAGGCCAAGAAGGCCCTGCATGCTGCGGGTGACCGGCACCCCTCCGGCGTGATGGTGGCGCTGTACCCGCCCCCGGAGGTCGCGTCGAGGCTGGCCCTCGAGGGCGGCGAGCCGCCGGAGGACCTGCACATCACACTCAGCTACCACGGCGACGTTGATGAGCTCTCCGACGAGGAGATCAGCTCGTTGCACGCCGCGGTCGCGAACGTGGCGGGTCGGACCGCCCCGATCGGAGGTGAGCTCGGCGGTTACGGCCGGTTCCTCGGTTCGGACGAGGAGGGCGACCCGATCTGGCTCGCGCTCGACGCGCCGGGGCTCTCCGAGGCCCGCCAAGATCTCGTCTCGGAGCTCTCGGATTACGGCGCTGAGCCGCGCTCCGACCACGGCTTCACCCCGCACATGACTCTGGCCTACGCCCCGAAGGACGGCTCCGGCCTCGATCCTGTGCTGGACGACCCCGTCCTCGTGGACTTCGGCTCGCTGGTCGTCTGCGTCGGACCGGATCAGACGACCTACCCGCTCGGAGGGTGAAGTTGCGTGGCCGCCTCTCCGGTTCCCCGCGCGCCGGATCTTCCGGTACGCTGAAGTCAAGTGCCTGACAAAGGAGACCAAGGTGTCCACGAGGATCTACACCGAGCACGACCCCGCCGGTCCCCCTGTCCGGCGGTCACGCCTCGCCCTGACCGCCGCTGGGATCCCCGTGGCGCCTCCGGGTGAGTGGTTCGTCAACCCCGAGCTCGACGGACCGACTCCGCTGACGGTGACCGCGGACGGCCGGGTCTACGGCCACATCGCCGCCTGGGGCACGAAGCACATCGGGATGCCTGGGCATGTCGTACCACCGCGGTCTCGCAGCGGGTACGCCTTCTTCAAGACGGGCGTGGTCACGACCGCGGACGGCCAGGACGTGCCGGTCGGCCAGCTGACGCTGGCGGGCGGCCACGCTCCGCTCTCGGCCGACGCAGGCGCCGCCGTCAAGCACTACGACGACACGGCTTCGGCTGTCGCTGACGTCACCGCCGGGGAGGACCGCCACGGGATCTACGTTGCGGGCGCGCTCCGGCCGGGCGTCTCCGACGACCAGATCCGCGCGCTGCGAGCCTCGGCTCCGTCCGGAGACTGGCGCCCGATCAACGGCGCACTCGAGCTGGTGGCCTGCGTGCAGGTCAACGTGCCCGGATTCCCCGTCGCCCGGGCCCGCGTCGCATCCGGCGCGACCCTCGCCCTCGTGGCCGCTGGGGCGCTGGACATGGCTCAGCGCCGGGCCGAGGAGCGGTCCACGTTGCGTGAGCGCGTCACCGAGCTCGAGGCGCTCGTCGCGGCACTCCCACCGGAGTTCCTCGCGAACGCCAAGAAGAAGAAGGACGAAGCCGCTGAGGCCGACGCCGACGCCGACCCGGACGAGGAGTCCGCCGACGACGAGGGCAAGCCTTGGGAGAAGAAGAAGAAGAAGCCGGTCACCGCCGCTGCCGACCCGAAGGACGCGCTGCGCAAGCGCGTCAAGAAGTGCTGAACTCGGCTACCTGGTGCTAGAAGTTCTAGCCATGGTAAGCTTCGGCTTGGGAGCGACCTCTGCGTACCTCCCTGGCACCCGTCGTGGGTAGGCCACGATCGGAAGAGACGGTCGAACAGGAGGTCGCCACAATGGCGCAGCCTTACGAGGATCGTCTCGCCCAGCTCGAGAGCCTGAGTGACGAGGACGTGACTCAGCTCGAGCAGGACATCATCGCGACGTTTGACGAGGCCGACCAGGCCGACGATCTCGACACGATGAGCGCAACCGCTGACGCTCTGGACCAGGTCCGGGCCGAGATGGAGAAGCGCGGTCTCGCGGGCGAGTCGAGTGAGAACCCCGCCGAAGAGGCGACCGAGACTCCGGCAGATGAGTCGGCGGAGCCCGTCGCGGCTTCTGCCGAGGCCGAGCCTGTCGTCGACGCGGAGTCGGAGCCGGACCCTGAGTCCGCGCCCGAGGACAACCCTGACGGCGACGTCGCCGGGGACAACAGCGAGGAAGGAACGGAGGACGCCGCGGTGGACATCCCCGAGGACCGCAAGCCGGTCGTCACCGCGTCGGCGGTGAAGGTCACCGCAGGCGCTGACATCCCTGGCTACAGCGCAGGGAGCGAGTTTGGCTCGATGGAGGAGGTCTCCCAGGCCTTCGTCCGTCGGCTCGACTCGATCCGGCGCGCGACGGGAGGCGATGGGGACCAGCACCTCGTCGCCACCATCGTCGCTACGGCTGGCGAGGACCGCCAGCTCAACCCCAACGACCCCGAGGGGAACTGGGAGAAGATCCGCAAGGTCACCTCGCCTGAGGCGATCACGGCGGCTGGTGGCTGGTGCGCACCGCTCGAGACCAAGTACGACATCTTCGGTCTCGGCTCTGCGGCTCGTCCGGTCCGGGACGCCCTCGCGGGCTTCCAGGCCAGCCGCGGTGGCATCCGCTTCACCGAGCCGCCCAAGCTCGGCGACAACGCCGCTGCTGTCGGCCTCTGGACCGCTGCGGTCGACGCCGCTCCGGCCGCTGCCGTCAAGGCGTTCCTCGCGATCGAGTGCGCCCCTGAGCAGACCGCCACGGTCGACGCCGTGACGCTCCAGCTCGAGTTCGGCAACCTCATGGCCCGCGCCTTCCCCGAGCTCGTCACCCGGAACAACGAGCTGGCTCTCATCGAGCACGCTCGTCTCGGCGAGCTCACCCTCCTGTCGAAGATCGGCGCGGCGAGCACCGCGGTCACCTCAGCCTTCACGCTGGGCGTGGCCCGGGACTTCCTGCTCTCGATCGGTCGGGCTGCGGCTGCGTACCGCTCCCGCCACCGCATGGAGCGCACCGACCCGCTGCGGGTCATCGCTCCGGCCTGGGTCCTCGACGCCATGCGCGAGGACCTCGCGTACGGCCTCCCGGGCGACCACCTGGCTGCGGCCGACAGCGAGATCTCGGGCTACCTCTCGGCGCGCAACGTGTCGATCAGCTGGCACATGGACGACGCCTTCCCGGCCCAGGCCGCGGGCGCGCTCGTCGACTTCCCGACCACGATCGTGTGGTACCTCTTCGCCGAGGGCACGTTCCTCTTCCTCGACGGCGGCACCCTCGACCTCGGCATCGTCCGTGACTCCGCGCTGGTCAGCACCAACGACTACCGGATGTTCGTGGAGACGTTCGAGGGCGTGGCGAAGGTCGGCATCGAGTCGATCAAGGTCACCACGACGACCCACATCGCCGGTGGCGTCGCGGGCACCGTCGACACGGTCGCCTGAGCTAGCTCGGGCTGAGACGAGAGGGGAGTAGTCCGATGAACGGTCTGCTGAGCGTCGCCAAGGTCGACACCGGCGACGGCGACTGGACCGCGGGCTACACCAGCGAGTCACTGGGGTGCGCGGTGTCGGTGTGGCTTGCCGACCCGTGCACCCCGGTGCCTACGCTCATCTCCGGCGAGGATGACATCGACCCCAGCGCTTACCTCGTTGGGTCGTTCGGCATCATCGCGAAGATGAGCCGCACGAACCGCTGCGCGGAAGGTACGGAGCTCGAGTACATCCGGAGTGCGGTCGAAGAGGCCACGGAGCTTGCGGCTGGCAAGGCGTTCTGGGAGGGCTTCGAGTCCGCTGAGATGTTCCTCCTGTCGCCGGACGTCGAGACGGTCGCAGCAGGCGCCAACGTGGCCGAGACGGTCGCGAAGGTGCTGCGTGCGTTCGCCATATCGGTGCCCGGCGTGGAGCCGATCCTCCACCTCGGGTACAGCGCGGCTCTCACGGTCGGCGACGCGCTGAACAACGAAGGCAACCTCAAGATCGGAATCCAGGTGGCGGTCAGTCCGGGTTACCCGGCGAACGGTGTCGCGGTCACCGGACCGGTGCTCGTGCGGTTGAGCAGCGTGCAGGCGCTGCAGGCTTACGACCGCGACGTCAACCGCACCAACATCGAGGCCAACCGGCTGGGCGCGATCGAGTTCGATCCGTGCGCCGCCGTTCGGGCCATCACCGCGTAAGAGGGGAAGAGACACAGATGAACGACTACGCCGCCAGCGTCCAGGGCGTCGCACTCCGCGTGGTGAAGCTCGACGACACCGGAGCGCCCCTGGCAGGCACGAAGTCCGCCTACGTCACCAACGCCTTCATGTCCCTCGGGTTCACCCCCGAGTACACGGCCGGTGACGAGATCGAGCAGAAGGCCGCGGACGGCTCCGTCTGCGTCTACTACCAGATGCCCGACGTGCTCAAGCGTGTCACGCTCAACCTCGCGATCTGCGACCCCAACCCGGAGCTCACCGAGATCCTCGTCGGTGGGACGCTGCTCGCGGACGCCGAAGTGGTCGGCGCCGTCACGAACAAGGCGCTGACCAGCAACGTCGCGACGCTCACGCTGACCAGCGTCGTCGGTCTCACGTCCGGCGACACCGTCGTCGTCGCGATCACCCCGGCCGACCCCGTCTTCGACGGGACGCATGTCATCACCGTCGCGGGCAGCACGATCACGTTCCCGAAGACCAACGCCAACGTCGTATCCGGCGCGGCGACAGGCACCGCGACGAAGGCGGGCGTCGGTACGCTGGGTTGGAGCGCTCCGGATTCCGGCTCGGTCGCGACGCCGAACGGGGTCGGGATCGAGGTCTGGAGCAAGGCGATCGTCGCCGGGCGCCCGGCCGTGGTCAACCCGTTCTGGCGCTGGGTCTTCCCGTACGCCCAGCTCAAGCTCGCGGGCGACCGTGTGCTGGAGAACGGCGCGATGGCCAACACGTTCGAGGGCTACGGCCTCGGCAACGCGGAGTTCGGTACCGGTCCTGGCGGGGACTGGGCCTTCCCGACCACGTCGGCCTACCAGTACGCCCGCGACGCTACGGCTCCGGAAGCCTTCGGCTACCTGCCGATCATCTGAGCGCGGGTGGCCTAGATGGTGACGGAGCTCACTGACCAGCAGGCTCTCACCTACGCAGGCGAAGTCATCAGAGCGCTGTCTGGTGGCCGCTGGACGTGGCCCGCGCGGACGGTCGTGGAGAAGTACAAGGCGCCGGGGAGCTGGGTAGGCTCCCCGGTGTCCGCGCACGGGTCGGCGTTGCCGCTGACCTCCAGGGACGCGGGTGGTGGGAAGCCGCGGTTGCATCTCTCTGGTCGACCCGTCACCGACGTCGCGCGGGTCGTCGGTCCGAGCGGGAGGGATCTCTCCTACGAGCTCTCGAACGGGTTCGTGCTGACGCTCGACCGGCGCCAGCTCGCCAGCTCGATGTGCGGCGAGTACCCCGAGGTCACCGTCACGTACACCTACGGCTCCGAGCCGCCCGCGATGGTCGCGCGTGCGATCGAGGTGCTAGCGAACGAGATCCAGCTCGCGTCGCAGGACCAGCCGTGCCGCCTCCCTGAGCGAGTCACGAACGTCAGCCGTCAGGGCATCAGCTGGACGGTGATCGACCCGCAGGACTTCCTCGACGACGGGCGTACCGGGATCTACGAGGTCGACCTTGTCCTCAACACGGTGAATCTCGGACGGGCGAAGGCCCGAGCTCGCGTGTTCAGCCCGGAGTTTCCGCCCCCGCGTCGGATCGAAGTGCTCAGCACCGAGGAGCAGTACGCGCTCTACATCACCGCCGGGACGCCGTACACCCGCGGCTTCCGGAAGCTCCTCTCGGACGGTGTGACTCCGGCTCCCCTGGCCGGATACACCTCTCGGTTCCAGGTCAAGCTCGGGCCCGCCTACGCACCGGTTCTCGACCTCGCTCTCCCGATCGACGAGCTCACCGCCACAGTCCAGCTCACGCTGGACGAGGCGCAGACACGCCTGCTGACCGCGCACCGCTACATCTACGCGATCGACCTGACGCCTCCGGTCGGTCCTTCGGACGGGCAGTTCGTGACGGGGCCGGTCTTGGTCAGTCCCGAGATCGTCTGGTAGGGGCTATGGCCGCCGACGACATCGTGATCGTAGAGGTGCCGACCACCACCATCGAGATCGTCGAGGGCGCGGTCTTTCCTCCCGACGTCGTCGAAGTGATCGAGGGCGTCGGCCCGCGCGGATTCCCCGGCCCTACCGGTCCTGCTGGGCCTGGCGGCCCGACTGGGCCGACCGGACCGACTGGCGCTGCCGGGTTCCTGGGCGGCACCGGCCCTACAGGCGCCCAGGGCCCGACCGGTCCCTCTGGTCCGACCGGGGCCGCCAGCGAGGTCACCGGCCCTACGGGTCCAGGAGGCGGCGGTCCGACCGGTCCGACCGGCCCTACAGGCGCGAGCTCGACAGTCACGGGCCCGACCGGTCCGACTGGAGCCACGGGAGGACAAGGTGTCACCGGACCGACTGGCGCTACTGGCGCTGCGGGTAACACTGGACCTGCTGGTCCTACCGGCCCTACTGGTCCTCAAGGCCTGGTGGGAGGTACAGGCCCGAGCGGAGCGACGGGAGGCATCGGCCCGACGGGTCCGACTGGAGCGAGCGGGCCTACCGGCGCAGCAAGCACGGTAACGGGGCCCACCGGTGCAACGGGTGCGACTGGCCCGAGCGGGCCCACCGGCGCCACGGGGGCGGCTTCCCTGGTCACCGGGCCCGCTGGCCCAGCTGGTGCCACGGGTCCCACGGGTGCGGCGAGTGCCGTCACCGGCCCTGCCGGGGCGACGGGTCCGACTGGCCCGACGGGCGCCGCGTCGAGCGTGACCGGCCCTACCGGCGCACAGGGTGCTACCGGACCTACAGGAGCAGCGAGCACAGTCACAGGCCCCGCAGGGACCCAGGGACCCACCGGCCCGACCGGGGCTGCCAGCGCAGTGACTGGCCCGACCGGGCCCACCGGACCGGTTGGCGCGGCGGGCTCGGGCGTGACCATCAAGGGCAGCGACACCTACGCGAATATCCAAGCCAAGCCCGCCCCCGCGATCGGGGACATGTGGATCCAGTCGGACACCGCTGGCGGGGGATCCCCCGGCGACGGCCTGGTCTGGACGGGTAGCGCCTGGTCCAACGTCGGACCCATCCGCGGCCCGCAGGGTGCGAGCGGCCCGACAGGGGCGCAGGGTCCTACGGGCCCCACGGGTGCAGCCTCAACTGTGACTGGGCCCCAGGGTCCGACCGGCCCCACCGGAGCGGCCTCGACCGTGACGGGTCCCGCGGGCACTCAAGGTCCGACGGGGCCTACGGGGGCGGCCAGCGCGGTGACCGGCCCTACCGGACCCGCGGGCACCGCCAGCACCGTGACGGGACCCACGGGGCCCACCGGTGCAGCCTCGACGGTCACGGGTCCGACCGGTCCGACCGGTCCGACCGGCGCCTCGAGCTCGGTGACGGGTCCGACTGGAGCGCAAGGGCCGACCGGTCCGACCGGCGCGGCTTCTACGGTCACGGGACCGCAGGGCCCCACTGGCCCGACGGGTGCAGCCTCCACGGTGACCGGCCCCACGGGTCCGGGCGTCACCGGTCCGACGGGTGCCGCCTCGACTGTCACCGGCCCCACAGGTCCCACTGGGGCGAGCTCGACCGTCACAGGCCCCACCGGTCCCGCCGGGGCTGCCTCGACGGTCACGGGTCCTACGGGTCCCGCGGGTGCCGCGAGTACGGTGACCGGACCGACCGGTCCGGGGATCACCGGCCCCACCGGGCCTACAGGCGCGAGCTCAACGGTCACCGGTCCGACTGGCCCCACCGGCGCGGCGTCTGCGGTCACCGGTCCTACTGGGGCGCAAGGCCCAACCGGGCCGACGGGTGCAGCCTCCACCGTCACAGGCCCGCAGGGTGCTCAAGGGCCCACGGGACCGACAGGTGCGGCCTCGACCGTCACCGGCCCTCAGGGACCGACCGGTCCTACTGGAGCCGCCTCGACCGTCACGGGGCCTACTGGTGCTCAGGGCCCGACCGGCCCGACCGGTGCAGCGAGCACGGTGACTGGTCCGACCGGTCCGACCGGTGCAGCTTCAACCGTGACCGGTCCCACGGGTCCGACCGGGCTGGGGTACGGTACCACCACCTCGACGACGAGCCTGCTCGTCGCCACCGGGTCGAAGGCCTTCACCGTCAACGCGGTCGGCGCCTACGTGATCGGCAACCGCGTCCGGGTCGTCAACACCGGCACTCCAGCGAACTACATGGAAGGCGTCATCGCCAACGTCGCCGGGTCGGTGATCACAGTCACCGTGGACGCCACCGGCGGCTCCGGCACGCTGGCCGCCTGGACGTTCGGTCTGGCTGGTAACGTCGGAGCGCAGGGTTCGACCGGCCCGACCGGACCGACAGGGGCGTCCTCGACGGTGACCGGTCCGACCGGACCCACGGGGGCCAACTCCACGGTGACTGGTCCGACCGGGCCCGCGGGAGCCAACTCCACGGTCACCGGCCCCACCGGTCCGACCGGCGCAGCCTCTGCTGTGACGGGACCGACAGGGCCTACGGGTGCGGGCGGCGCGGCCTCCACGGTCACGGGTCCGACTGGTGCGCAGGGCCCCACCGGGCCGACAGGGGCCGCCAGCACGGTGACCGGCCCCCAGGGAGTCCAGGGCCCGACCGGTCCTACTGGCGCGGCCTCCACAGTCACGGGGCCAGCTGGTCCGACGGGTCCTACTGGCGCGGCCTCCACAGTCACCGGTCCGACCGGCGCCCAAGGTCCGACTGGCCCGACGGGTGCGGCCAGCACCGTCACGGGCCCGACCGGTCCGGGAGTCACCGGGCCAACGGGCCCGACAGGTGCGGCCTCTACCGTGGCGGGCCCCACAGGTCCGACTGGTGCGACCAGCACGGTCACGGGTCCTACTGGCCCCGCCGGTGCTGCGAGCACCGTCACAGGTCCGACTGGCGCCCAAGGTCCGACCGGTCCTACCGGCGCCAGCTCGACGGTGACCGGTCCGACGGGTCCGACCGGTGCGAGCTCGACGGTGACGGGTCCGACCGGGCCAGGAGTGACGGGTCCGACCGGACCCACAGGTGCGACCTCTACGGTCACCGGCCCGACCGGTCCCACGGGAGCTAGCTCTACGGTCACGGGCCCGACCGGGCCTACGGGTGCTACATCGACAGTGACCGGTCCCACCGGGCCGGGCGGACCGGGCGGGGTCCGCTACACCTGGTCCACTACGATCACCGACGCCGACCCCGGCGCAGGTGTCATCCGAGCGAACAACAGCTCCTACGCCTCCATCACCCACCTCTTCATCGACGACGTCGACGCCGCCGGTAGCGACATGACCGGCTGGTACTCGGTCTGGGACGACTCCAACGCCCCGATCCGCGGCTACCTGTACCTTACGAACGTCTCGACGGGCGCGGTCACCGTCTTCGGCATCAACGGCGCAGTCATCACCGCGACGGGATACCGCAAGATCCCGGTGGCCTACCTGAACGGCCCGGTCCTCACGAACGGAGTCGGGACCGCGGTGGTGTTCACCCTGAGCGGGAACACCGGAGTGTCCGGTCCGACCGGGCCAGCTGGACCCACCGGTCCCACCGGACCGACTGGGGCGAACTCGACGGTCACTGGCCCCATCGGACCGACCGGTCCAACCGGTCCGACCGGAGCGGCTTCCACCGTTACCGGGCCGACGGGCGCCACGTCGACCGTGACTGGGCCGACCGGACCGATCGGACTCGGCTACGGCGGCACCCGCTCCACCACCACCTTCGGCATCTCCGCGCTGGTCACCAAGACTTTCACCGTGGACAACGTCGGGGCCTACGTCGTCGGCGCTCAGGTGCGCATCGTCCGGGAGTCGGCACCGACGTTCTACATGGAAGGCCAGATCACTGGGATCACGGGCAACGACATCTCGGTCTACATCCACCGGGTCTCCGGTGGTGGGGTGTTCTCCGACTGGCTGTTCAGCGTCGTCGGGGTAGTCGGCGGCAACGCGCCCGAAGTGTTCACTATGTCGCGCTCGGGAACCCTGACGGCGGTAGCGGGTACGGCCCGCCTCTACCTGAGCGGCTCCTACACGCTCCTCGACTACCGGGTGTCCGTGGGTACCGCACCTACCGGGGCGAGCCTCATCGTCGACGTCAACAAGAACGGCACGACGCTGTTCACCACCCAGGGGAACCGCCCCACGATCGCCGCATCCGGGTTCCTGGGCACCACGACTGCGCCCGACGTCAGCACCTTCGTGTCCGGGGACTACATCACCATCGACGTTGATCAGGTCGGCTCCACCATCGCTGGCGCTGACCTGACCGTCGTTCTCCGCATGACGAGGACCTCATGACTACCCGACTCAAGACCGTCGAGTTCGCGCACCCAACGATCAACGGCGCGATCGTCGACAACACGCTCACGACCTGCACACAGACCACCGTCTACTTGCCCGAGACGGGGACCAAGACGTTCCGGTCGGTGGTCGCCACCGTCTCTGCGAGCATCTCCGGGGCTGCCGCGGGCAACCTCACCACCCGCCAGCTGCAGTGCCGCCTGGGCGCAGCGGCCTACACCGCGCACACGAACTCCAACGTGATCACGAACTCCGGCGAGGACCTGATCGTGTTCCACAGCGTCGACCTCACGGCGCACTTCACCGCCAACTGGTCGGGCACCTCGATGACCTTCGACTCCCAGGTCCTGTTCGACAGCGTCTCCACTGTCCCGGGGGCGTCCAACGCCTGCGTCTCACTGTCGGTGACCTACGAGTACGATGACACCAGCACCACCCAGATCAAGACGGTGCGGATCCCGCTGAACTGGCCGGTCGGCGCCCTGGCCGTAGCTAAGCCGGGGGCGGCCGTAGCGACGATCCCGAACCTCTCGACTGAGCTGCCCGAGTCGAGCAAGGTCTTCCGGTCCACTCACGTCGTCATCCAGGGTAACGCCGCCAACGTCGCGAACACCACGTCTCTGACGATCACCCAGCAGCTTGATGCAACGGCTGCCGCCACCTCGGGCCCGTTCGCGGCGGTGCTCGCCACGGACTACTGGTTCCGCTACATGTGGGACTGCTCCGCCGTGCTCAACACCAGCGCCTCGATGGGCTGGTTCGTCTGGAGCAACGTCGCCAGGATGAACCACTGCCAGGCGTGGTTGGTGGTGACCTACGAGTTCGACGCCTCCGCATCCACCGACGTCTACGTCTCGGTGATGCTGCCCAACGACTTCGACTCCCCGATCGGCGGGACCACCTCGGCGGACTACCAGCGCACCACGCGCGAGCTGTTCATCGAGGAACCAGGCAGCATCACCACCAAGGCCATCTCCTTCTTCCCGCACTGGTCGCAGATCGCCGCCATCTCCACGCTGCAGTTCCGCGTAGGAACAGGCGCCTTCGTCACCTATACGGACGCCGCCGGTACTGTCACGGGCAGCAACGGGGCGATGGTCCGCAACGACGCCGCGCTCACCCTGGCGCGGGGGAGGAACTCGCTCATCTTCGACGCCTACCGTTCTGACGTCCTGGACCTGGGTTGGTCCCTGTCGGGATTCTGGATCGTGAACTACACCGCGTCCAAGCCGACGCAGGGCTACGGGGCGGCGAACCACACCGTGCTGTGGAATCTGGGCCCCACGACCTTCGACGGCGTCGCCACCCAGACCTCCAAGGTCACCGCGGCAGTCGCTCCGGTGATCCCGGAGACCACGTACTACATGACCGCGCTCGGCGTGCGGCTGGAGGTCAACGCGAACGGCACGGCGTTCATGTCCTCGCTGACCTGCCTGCTCGAGAAGACGGCGGCTGAGGGCGGCGTGCAGTGGCTGGTCGCCTACAAGGACGTCGTGCACGGCGACCAGGAGGCCGGGCTGTTCAGCTTCTACGGCCAGATCAAGGACTTCTTCAAGCGCTGGCCGGGCGACAACAGTGGTCGACTCGACATCGAGACCGCGCGGCGCTGGGTCATCTACAACGGTCCGATCACCGGCCAGGGGCTGTACTGCCTCAACCTGCTCATGACGTACCACACGATCAGCTACGCGGTGGCAGGGGCCGTCACCGGATCCGCGGGAGGAACGGTCACGCTGGAGGTCCACCGCGACGCGACAGGTGAGATCGTCGCGGCCACCACCCGCGTCGGGGACGGCTCCTACTCGATGACCTGGTACGACAACGTCGAGCCGGTGTTCGTCAGCGCCCGCGAGGACGGCACGCACCTAGGCCGCTCCGAGGCGGGGACGGCGGCCTGATGGCCACCTTCGACGTCACCTTGCGTGATAACGGGGTCGCCACCTTCGACGTCGCCCTCTCAGGTGGCACACCACCCGCCGCGGTCGTCGAGAACTGGGGCCTCGCGATGTGAACTACCGCCGAGGCTCCCCCTTGGCGTAGAATCCGAACCAACCGACCACGAAAGGCAGCCGTCATGGTCTCCACCCGCGCTCGCCAGTACGACCCCTACGCGCCGTTCAAGGACGTGCCCGACGGCGAGATCGAGATCTCGCTGTCTGCGGACCTCTCCGGCGCCGACGGCTCCGTCGTCTTCCAGGTCCGGCCGAAGGCCGTGACTGCCATGGTCTACGGCGACGGCGCCAGCGAGGCGACCGGCGTCACCGGGAAGAAGACGCACGTCTACGCCCACAACGGCACCTACACAGTGACCGCGACGCAGGGCGCCAACGTCGCCACCGAGCACTTCACGGTCGACAGCTGGGCTGAGACGGTCCCGGGAGCGCCGACCGCCGTCACTGGCGTCGACGACGGATCGGGCACTGCGGCTGTGACTTGGGTCGCCCCGGTCTCGGACGGGCACAGCGTGATCGTCGGCTACAAGATCGACTCGACGGTCGACGACGGCGTGACCTGGGTCGAGGAGGTCGCAAACACGGGCGACGCCGACCTCACTCAGGCCGCCGTCCCGACCGGCGCCGGGACCTTCAAGCTCCGGGTCTTCGCGATCAACGCCCACGGCGCTGGCGCGGCTTCGCTCCCGAGCGCGAACGTCGTCGTCACCTGAGGCCCACGAAGGCCTCCGAAAGACCTCGACCCGGCTCCGCGCCCGTCAGGCCGCACGGAGCCGGGATAGACCGGAAAGAGGGGCAACGTGGCCGCGCTTGAGGCCGACGAGCTCGAGAGAGCCGCGCGAGCCGTGCTCGCAGCGATTCTGACCTCCGCCGATGAGCTCGGGGTGCTACTGCCGGAGCGTCAGCTGCTCACTGCTGGGGGCGTCGTCTACGACTGCGAGGAGGTCGCGGTCACACTCATCAACGCCGGTACCGGGATCGTCGGGGCCGACCAGAACCCGATGTCCGACCTCGCGCCGATCCCGGCGGTCTGGAACGTCACGGTCGGGTGCGCGATCGTACGCAGGGCGTGCGAGATGCCCGTCGGGCCTCGAGGCCAGCTCCCGCCCACACCAGACATGATCGAGGCCGACATGGTCCAGATGTCGGCTGACGCCGCCGTCCTGACCGGGGCAGCTGCCGCCCTGGCCGGGACACGGCTCACCGGCTTCCCGCAGGTGAACCTCACGTTCCAGCAGACCGAAGGCGGCCTGGTCGCCGTGACCACCTCCGTGACGATGAACCCCTGGGGCCTATGATGGTGGTCTTCGTGCTGAACAGGGCCGAGTACGAGCGCTTCACCGGCTGGGAGGGGCCAGTCGGGCGTGACTTTCAGCGCAGACTGCGCACCCTCGAGTTCCGGGCCCGGGAGTCCGCACCGATCTACCGGCACGACCCGCGCGACCCAGCGCCCGTGCTCCGCGTGCCGGGGGCGCTCAAGACGAGCATCAAGACAGTGCGCGCTCCGGCCAAGCCCGACCAGCTCGAGGCCTGGGTCGGGGCGAACCCGAGCCCGACCGGAAGGAAGGGCTACGCGGAGTTCCAACATGAGGGCACCTCCGCGCACGTGATCCGACCGCGGCACGCGAAGGCGCTGCGCTTCTTCTGGCGCCGGATCGGCGCTGTCGTCGTGACCACTCGAGTCAATCACCCGGGCAACCCTGCCCTAAAGTACATCAGCCGATGGCTGCCCGACGCCGTCCGCTGATAGAATGTCCCCAACCTACCAGGAGGCGGAACCGATGAGTCTACCCGCACGCAAGACCTTCTCGTTCTATCGTGAGGAAGTCCCGGAGCCGATCCCCTTTGAGCTCAACGGGAGCCTCTTCCACATCGTCCCCGAGGTCTCGGGCATGCAGCTGCTGAAGTTCGTGGCCGCGACGACCCAGGGCGGAGCCGAGTCGGCAGTCGCCGTGCTCGACTTCCTCAAGGCCGTCGTCACCCCCGAGGACTGGGCCGAGTTCGACCGCGTCGCGTCCAACCCCCGGTCCGGCCTCGGCCCCGAGCAACTCGGTGAGCTCGCCGGGTGGATGAGCGAGCAGTACACCGAGCGCCCTACCGGGCCGTCCTCGCTCTCCTTGGCTGGCTTGCAGCCGAGTGGGCCTGGGCTGACGGTCGTTGCACCCTCCGAGGTCTCGACCTACGAGAGCTCTCCCCTGCCCGGCTTCTGAACACCGTCGCGGCCATGATTGAGGAGCTGTCCACCGACGAGAAGGAGGTGGCGCAGGCCAAGGCCAAGGTCCGGCTGCAGACCGAGGAATACTGCCTCCTCGACGAGGAGGCGGCAGCGATCGACGAGGTCAGCCCCATCCCCGGACTGCGCGAGCGGCCCGTGGGCGTCATTGGCGGGAGGTGAACTGAGTGGCTGTGGTCGGCACGGCATACGTCGTGATCAAGGCGATCACCAAGGGTCTCGACAAGCAGATCGGCGACTCAGTCGACGATGGCGTCAAGAAGGCGGCCCCCAGCCTGGAGAAGTCGGGCGAGAAGGTCGGCGACTCGATAGGCGACGGGGCGGCCAAGGGGATCGGAAAGAACGACGGGATCACCAAGGCGTTCGAGAAGATCCCCGACCGGATCGGCGCTCGCCTCAAGACCAAGATGAGCGGGCTCGGCGACCGCGCTGGCGGCTGGTTCCACGACGGGTACGAGCGGAGCACGGCGGCTCGCGCTGCAGGCTGGGCGCGCCGGTTCACCGGGCGGATCAGCGCTGGCCTGACTAGACAGGTCAGCGGGCTCGGCGACCGGATCGCCCGGGCCTTCTGGAACCGCGCGAACAAGCCGCCTAGCGGCGGGTCAAAGCTCGGGGCGTCGATCGCTGACGGGGTCAAGAAGATCCCGCTGCCGAAGCTGCTGGCGCTAGCCGGGTTCGCTCTCCCGCTGATCGGCGGGGCGCTCAAGATCGTCGGGTCCTACGTGGCCGCGACGATCTCGCTCGTCTCGGCCCTCGGTCCGGCGTTCGCCGGAGCGGCCCTCGTCGGGGCGAGCTCGTTCCTGGCGCTGGGCACAGGCATCGGCGCCGTGATGCTCGCACTCAAGACGAAGGGCCCGATGCTCGACCGGTTCAAGGAGGTCACCTCCGCGATCGGGAAGGAGTGGTCGAAGGTCGGGCAGGCGATCCAGCGCGAGGTGCTGCCGGTCTTCGGGCAGTCGCTGACCCGGATCACCGACGCGGTGCTCCCGACGATGCAGGCTCGGCTCGTCCAGACTGGCCGGATCGTCGGGCGCATCTCGGGCCAGTTCGCCGCGATGACGGAGAACCCGCTGTTCCAGGCCCGGCTCGCAAACGTGATGAAGGGCAACAACAACGCCCTGCGCAGCTTCGGCACAGCGTTCGTCGCGATCGCCGACACGGCGGTCATCCTGCTCTCCGCCGCCCGACCGCTCACCGAGCAGTTCGGGAAGTGGGTCGAGAAGCTCGCGGTCGGTGCGAACCTCGCCGCGAAGAACGGCGAGGCCAACGGCAAGCTCGCTGCGTTCATGGAGCGAGCTGGCAAGAGCGCGAGCCAACTCGGGCGGATCTTCCACAACGTCTTCTACGCGATCTGGGACGTTCTCAAGGCCGCCTCTCCGGCCGGGCAGACGCTGCTCGATCGGATCGAGGCGCTGACGCTGAAGTGGGCGACCTGGACGAGCTCGGTCGGCGGGAAGAACAAGATGTCGAAGTGGTTCGCCGACGCGCTCCCCGTGGTGCACGAGTTCAACGGCTTGATCGGCGACGTGTTCCGGCTGCTGGGTGAAGGCATGACCGGGGGCGGGAACAAGGGTACGATCGAGTTCATCAAGACGATCCGCACGCAGATCCTCCCGACACTGGTCCAGATCGCGAAAGCGTTCAGCAACGCCGGACCAGGGCTGAGCGCGCTGTTCGCCTCGATCGGCGACTTCTTCGAGCAGATGGGAAAGAGCGGGGCGCTCGGCGCGTTCACCACCGCCCTGCAGACGGTCTTCACCGTGCTGGCAAAGATCCTGGCCGCCCCAGTCATCGGGCAGATCGCCGGGTGGACACTCTCGATCTTCGCGTTCCTCAAGGCGGTCAGCTTCATCCCCGGGTTCGGCGGGGTACTCAAGCTTGTCGGCGGTCTGCTGCAGTGGATCGCAACGACGGTCATCCGGTCGATCGTGATCCCAGCCGTGGCGGCACTGTCTGCCGCGCTCGGGATCAGCGTCGGATGGCTGATCGTGATCGCCGCCGCGATCGCCGCGCTCATCGCCGGGCTGATCTGGGCCTACAACAACGTCGACTGGTTCCGCGCCGCGATCGACAAGGCGTGGGAAGTGATCGTAGCTGGTGCCCTCTGGATGTGGGAGAAGATGCAGTCGGTCTGGGCCTGGTTCCAGGACACCGCGCTCCCGATCATCCAGAGCGTCTTCGGCTGGATCCGAGATAACGTCTTCCCGATCCTGGTCACCGTTGCGAAGTTTGTCGGAGGGGTCCTGGTCGGGGCCTTCAAGATCTGGTGGGCCGTCCTCACGGCGGTCTTCGGCTGGATCACGGGCACGCTGATCCCGATCCTCCGGAACGTCTGGAACGTCCTGTTCGAGGTCGGGAAGTTCATCGTCAACGTGCTGGTCGCTGCGTTCAAGGCGCTGTGGGCCATCACCGTCACCGTGTTCGGCTGGATCCGCGACTACGTGGTGCCGATCGTCACGGCGATGTGGAACGTCCTGTTCGAGGTCGGGAAGTTCATCGGGACCGTACTCGTCGGGGCCTTCCAGGCCATGTGGGGTGTCGTCTCGTGGGTGTTCCAGGCGATCTACGCGATCGTCGGGAAGGTCGTCACCATGATCGGGATCTGGTTCCAGATCATGTTCAAGGTCGCCAGCACCGTCTGGAACGCCGTCTGGACCGTGGTCTCGACCGTCTTCGGCTGGATCTGGGCGCGGATCAGTACAGTCGCCGGGTGGATCGGCGGGGTGTTCCGATCGATCTGGACCTGGGCCTCGACCTGGTTCGGGAGGATCGGCACGTTCATCAGCGGGGTCTGGTCCACGATCACCAGCGCGATCGGGACAGCGCTAGACCCGATCCGCACGGCGTTCCAGGTCGTATACAACCAGGTCAAGGGGATCTGGGAGGGTCTTGGCAAGGTGCTCGGAGCCGTCTGGACCACCGTCTCTAACGGGGTGAAGGGCGCCTTCAACTCGATCAAGGACTGGATCAACGAGTGGATCATCGACAAGGCGAACGGCGCGATCGACATCCTGAACAACGTCCCCGGACCGGATATCCCGACGATCCCTCGGCTCGCCGCCGGTGGTACCGTCTTCCCGCGTCCTGGGGGCGTGCTGGCAACGATCGCCGAGGCGGGTCGGCCGGAGCGCGTCGAGCCGCTCGACCAGAACGGCCTGAGCAACCGTGACAGGGCGCTGATCGCGGCACTCACGGGAGGGGGAGTCGGAGAGGTCCGGGTCTTCATCGGCGACCGCGAGCTCACCGACATCGTGAAGGTAGAGGTCGACCGCGGGAGCAGCGCCGCCGCGCGGAACGCCGTCTACGCCAGGGTCGGGGTGGGTCAGCTGTGAGCAGCTCAGCAGTCATCGGTGTCTACGGCAACGTCCTGGTGGAGCCCGCCACTCAGGGCTCGGTCCGGATCATCGCGACCACTGCCTCCAACCAGCCGACCGTCATCACGATCAAGCGGCGTGACAACCAGCGGCTGACCGCGCAGACGCTCGCGAACGCGAACGCCGAGGCCGTCTCCGGGAACGACGTGCTAGTGATCGCCGACGCGGCCCCGCGCCTCGGCGGGATCACCTACTACGACGTGACGTACACCGTCGACGCCATCGACCACTCGGCTACGATCGACATCACGATGCCGTTCCCGAGCTCGCCTGCGGGCTGCTACCCAGTCGTGGTCAACGACCCGGTCAACCCCGGGCTCGAGGCGGTCGGCACCTGGTCGTACGGGTCGCAGGACCAGACGCTCACCGCTCGCGGGGTGGTCTTCGACGTGATCGGGAGACCCGACCGTGTCGCGGTCGGCGGGGTCCGCTCCAGCGCCTCCGGTTCCTTCGAGGTGCTCACGCACACGGCCAACGAAGCGGAGGCGCTGCGCGCCATCCTCAGCTCCGGCCGAGTCGTGCTGGTCCGGATCCCCGAGGAGGCCGACCCCGAGCACGCGATGTTCTACGCCCAGATCGGGGACGTCTCGATCAGTCGAGTCATACCGGACGTCCGTCGGCCGGAGCGGCGCTGGGTGCTGCCCTATGCCGTCGCAGCCGAGCCGGACGTCGCGCAGATGACGAAGGTCGGGAACTCCTGGCAAGAGGTCAAGGACGGGAACGCCACGTGGCAGGTCCTGCTTGACCGCGGCATGACCTGGCTGCAGGCCCTGAACGACCCGTCGGCGGTCTGAATGAAGGCCACCTCTCCAGAGTTCCTCGCCGCCGTCGCGAGTTCGCACACCGTGGCGTCGCACGTCGACGCCTACTACGACGGCGCGCTGGTCTACCCGGATCTCCCGATCGAGAGTGGCACGGTCACGCTCACGCGCACAGACATGGTGCAAGGCCAGCTCTCGATCCGGGTGGCTGACCGGATCGGCGACCTGGTGCCTCGGCAGGGGAACGACCCGCTCAACGTCTACGGGCAGGAGCTGCGGGTTCGCTCCGGTGTTGCCTGGCCGAGCTCGGAGGAGACGCTCGAGCTGGGGTGGTTCCGGATCGAGGACTTCAAAGCCGACGAGCGGTGGACTGTCCACCCGAACGGGGAGGACTGGGTCCGGTCCGGCGCCGACATCTCGCTCAACGCCATGGACCGGATGGCGAAGGTCGTCGACGCCCGGTTCGTCACGCAGTCCCAGCCCGTGCCCGGCAACACCTGCCTGCAGGAGATCGCTCGGCTAGTCGCGGGGATCGTCCCGATGGGCGTCGTCGACCTCCGCGTGATCGACCGTGCCGCGCCGGGCGGCCTGGTCTACCAGGAGGACCGAGCGGAAGCGGTCGCGAAGCTCGCCTCTACGCTCAACGCCTACTGCTACATCGACGGAGCCGGAGACCTCCGCGTGCAGCACACCACTCCAGTCGACTCGGGTCTGAGCATCGGAGCTGGACGCCAGGGCGTCGCGATCTCGATCGACTCGACCAACTCCCGAAGCTCGATCTACAATGCGATCGTCGCTCGCGGCGAGGACGGCGCAACGATCGCGCCGTACTGGTCGGTGGCGTACGACAACGACCCGAGCAGCCCGACACGCTGGACCGGCCCGTACGGGCAGGTCCCGGGGTTCTTCAGCTCGCCGTTCATCACCACGCAGGCCGCGGCCGACGCCAGCGCCCGGACCCGCCTGACGAATCTCAAGAAGGACCAGGAGGTCCAGTTCACGGTCCAGATCGTGCCGAACCCCGCGATCGAGCCGAACGACATCCTCACCTTGGTCCTACCCTCCCAGCTCGAGATCAAGGTCAAGGTCATCGGCGTCACCATCCCGCTCGGGGAGAGGATCAGCCCGATGTCGCTGACCGTGGCCGCGAGCAAGACCGCACTCGACGCTGCGCTCGAGAGTGGGGGAGGTGCATCGTGACCGAGCGCCAGATCCTCCCGACCGACACCGTCCGGATGCTCACCGGGGTGCTGACGGAGATCTACAGCGACACGCTGATGGTCGGCGTAGACCTCGGGGCCGGGACCGCCGTCGTAGTCCCGCGGATCGGGTCGTACTCGCCGCGAGTCAAGGACGTCGTGGTCGTCCTGTCTCGAGCTGAGCGCATGGTCGTCGTGGGCTCGCTCGCGACGGACACCCCCATCGAAGGCGACACCGGGATCCCGGGAACTGTCGGGTACGTGCTGAAGTCTGGCGACACGATGACCGGCCGCCTCTACCTCGCACTCGACCCTGAGGACCCGCTCGAGGCCGTCACCAAGCAGTTCTTCGACGCGCACGGCCATGACGCGGTCTACGTCAACATCGACGGCGACACGATGACTGGCCCGCTCGTCCTGTCAGCGGACGCGACAGCTCCGCTCGAGCCGATCACCAAGCAGACCTTCGACGCGCACGGCCACGCGCACAACCACGACTCGTCCTACGTCAACGTCGGTGGCGACACGATGACCGGCTTGCTCGTCCTCGACGGCGGCCTTCGGGTCACGCAGCTCGTCGGGACGGTCGAGGCTGGGGACGTGCTCACGGCCACCGGGGCGGATGGCACGGGCGTCTGGTCGCCTGCAGCCGCGGTGATCGCCGACATCGTCACCGACCCCGTGCTGATCAACTGGTTCGGTCCGGAACAGGGGATCTCCCCATGGGAGAAAGTGGCGGGCGATGCCGCCTCGACGGTCGCTTGGTACAATGACACCGCCTCCCCGACCGTGCCGGGCGTCATGCGGTTCTCCCTCGCCGCGGCCGGGGACGACGCGATGGCCGAGTGGCTCGGAGCTCCGCTGCCGTACGGCCTCGACGACCTGTACCGGATCCGGATGCGAGGGAAGGCCAACGCCGCATTCGCGAACGCTGGCGCGATCCACGCCGGGTTCGTCTGCTACGCCGCGGACCGCACCACCATCGTCGACGCGCACAACACCGCGGTGCTGACCGACCCGCACTCCGCGCTGGTCGACTACCCAATCCCGACTGGGTCCGCGGACGCCTGGATCGACATCCCAGCTAACGCCGCAGCGTACATCTCGGGTCGGGCCGACGTCGGGGGCGCGCAACGGATCCCGTCCGGGGCGGGCGGGCTGACCAACCTGGTGTCCGCGGAGAATTCCTCGTTCGAGGCCGGGACGACCGGCTCATGGAGTACGGGCGGGACCGTTCCACCGGCCATCTCCAACTCGGCCACGCACGCCTACGACGTCGGCACCAAGTCCATGCTCATCACCTGGGGCGCGGGCGGTCTCCTGCCGACCGTCAGCCTCGTGCTGACTGGGCTCACCGTCGGCGAAGTGACCCGCGTCACCATCCAGGCGTACGTGCCAACCGGCCACCCCGGGCTGCAACTGGTCATCGCCGGGCTGAAGGTCGGGCACTCGTCCCCGGTGAGGGACGCGTTCGACCTGGTCACCCTGGAGTTCGTCCCGACCGCCACCGCCCACACCCTGGGGATCTGGCCGTCGGGGGGCGCGACCGCAGGGCAGCAGGCGTGGGTCGACGATGTCAGGGCGTACGCGACCACGGACACCGTCTACTACGCCGACTGGGATACCGCCGTCGTGGTCGCCGAGGACGTGCGGTACTGGCGCCCGTTCGTCCGCGTCGTCAACGGGCTCAGCGCCTCGGGTGTCTTCGACCTGGACTCGATCGAGATCTACCGACTCGACGCCTCAGTGCGCGTACCGGCCGGAGTCATCGCCACTTCGGTGGTCGCGACGGAGGCGATATTCGAGCAGGCCACGATCGGAGACCTGCAGCTTCCGCCGTCGGACGAGGACATCGCCGCGGGTGGTCCGACTGGCTGGGTCTGGTCCTCGGACGAGATCGGCGTCGGACACTGGGAGGAGATCGCGCCGCCGGGGATCACATTCTCCGGCACGGAGCCGGTGCTCGACCCCGGGCAAGGTTGGTACGACACCTCGAAGGCCGACGCCGAAGAGTTCTGGGTGCTGGTGGAGAACAACTCAGGCACGCAGCACACGCCGGGCACTCTGAACGGCACGATCCTCGAGCAGGCGGGCTGGTCCACCTGGACGATCGACTTCCCCTGCGACGGGCTGCTCACCATCGACTTCGGCGGGCTGCTGAAGTGCTCCACCGCGAACGCCTTCATCGGTTGGGAGGTCCGCGCCAAGACGGCGATCGGATGCACGGCCACCCAGCTCGTGCAGAGCAACGGACAGAACCGCCATACCGGCGGCACGTCGACCGGCGAGGTGCGATTCACCAGCCAGAACGTCATCGAGATTAGCGCGGTCGACGAAGGGGTCGGAGCGAGCATCGAGTTCGCGCACTACCTGGGCGGGACCGCTGCAGCGGCCGTCACCGCTCGCCTGCTCTCGGCGCTGTTCCACTTCATCCCGCGCGGCAACAGTCGGTTCACGAAGATCACCGTGAGCGAGGCCTGATGGCCGCCTACGATCGAGTCAAGTGGTGGGACGGCGCTGCCTGGCGCCCGTCAGCCGCTCCCGTGGCTGCGGCGTTCAACGTCGCTGGCTCAGCCGCTACTGCCACGGTGATGACGTCGGTCCCGGCTTCTACCAACGGTGATACCGCCTTCACCGTCAGCGGCACGGTCAAGACGCTCGCTGGGGCGAACGTCACGAACGGCACGGTCCAAGTCCAGTACTACAGCGGCAGCTGGATCAACTCGGGCGCAGCCGTCGCCGTCTCTGCCGGAGCGTGGTCACGCACCGGGAACACCGAGGCGGCAAGCCGGAGCTGGCGTGCGGTCTACACCCCGGGAGCCGGAAACCTGGCCTCGACCTCGGCGTCGAAGACGGTCGTCCGGAAGGTCCTGACCACGTTCGTCAAGAACTACGCGCCAAGCTGGGCAGCTTCGTACCAGGGGGACGGCGACAAGCGCGCGACGGACGAACTGCACCAGGGTCAGTTCGACAGCACCAACGGGAACCAGCGCAGCCTGATCGGGTTCCCGGCTACGATCCAGTCTGACCTCTCCGGCGCGACGGTGACGAAGGTTGAGCTGTGGCTCTACGCGATTCACTGGGGGCCGGACTCCGGGGGCACCGCCTCGATCGGGTACCACATCCTCACCTCAGAACCGGCCACGCACACGGGCGCGAGCGCGGCCGAGGACGAGGTCCGCGTGGCTTGGTCGACGAAGTCCGGCGGGAAGTGGTGCAACATCACGGCGATGGCCGACGACTGGCCCAGCACGACCCACGGGGTCGTGGTCGGGCCAGGTCCGTCCACCGCGCTCGAGTACTACGGGTACTTCCGGGGCCCGAACCAGTCGAGTCCGCCGCTGCTCAAGATCACCTATACGAAGTGGGTCTGATGAAGGTCGCTGTCTACGCCATCGCGCTTAACGAGGAGGCGTTCGTCGAGCGTTGGGCCGCCAGCGCCGCTGAGGCGGACGAGATCGTCCTGCTCGACACCGGGAGTACCGACGAAACGGCCACGAAGGCCTCCGAAGCGGGCTGCCGGGTGGTCTACGGTACGATCGCCCCTTGGCGGTTCGACGACGCGCGGAACGCCGCTCTTGCGGCCGTCAGCGCCGATGTCGACTACTGCGTGGCGCTCGACCTCGACGAGGTCCTCGTACCGGGCTGGCGGGCCGCGCTCGAGGCGGGCTTCGAGCTCGGGCTGACCCGGCCGCGCTACGTCTACACCTGGAGCTGGAACGAGGACGGCTCACCCGGGCTGCAGTACGGAGGGGACAAGATCCACGCTCGGCGCGGATACCGCTGGCGCGGACCCGTGCACGAGACCTGCTCCGCGTACGGTGGGCAGGTCCAGATCGAAGGCTACGTCGACCTCGAGATCCACCACCACCCGGACCCAGCCAAGAGTCGGGCGCAGTACCTCCCGCTGCTCGCGATGGCCGTCGCTGAAGACCCGCACAACGACCGGAACGCCTACTACTACGCTCGCGACCTGTTCTTCTCCGGCCAGCCCGGGGCCGCGGAGGCGGAGTTCCGGCGGCACCTCGCGCTGCCGAGCTCCGTGTGGGCGCCGGAGCGGGCTTCCTCGATGCGCTACCTCGGGAAGATCACAGGGGACTCGCGCTGGTTCGTCGCCGCCACGGAACTCTGCCCGTTCCTCCGCGAGCCGTGGGTGGATCTCTCGAGGGACCGGCTAGCCAGCCGCGACTGGAGCGAAGCGCTGGAGGCGGCCGAGCGGGCGCTGGCGATCACCGAGAAGCCGATGGTCTACCTCTGCGAGCCGGATGCCTGGGGCTGGGCGCCGTACGACGTCGCCGGGGTGGCGTCGTACTACCTCGGCTATCCCGCCCGAGCGGCCGAGCTGACCAGGGCCGCGATCGAGCTGGCGCCGAGCGACCAGGTCCCGCGGTTGCAGTCGAACCTCGCGCTGTGCGAGGCGGCTGCGTGACTTCCAGGTCGGGTTCACTCGACCGGTCGCGTTGAGGTACGATGGGGGCCGGAGAGAGGAGGACGCATGGTGGAGGAGCAAGCGGGCGCCTACGACGACGACCCCGAGGCGATCGACCCCGCGGACCTGGAGGTCGAGGTCGCGCCTCTCCCGTACGCCGACCTCGCCGAGGACGAAGAGCTCGTCCAGGACGTCGACTCCGACCCGGCGCCCGACGTCGAGGACGAGACGTGAGGTCCTACGCCGCGGGCCTCGCGTACGCTGAGAGCCAGCGCCGGAACCCGAACCCACCCGGCGACCCGGACGACTGGTACCGACTCTGCCAGATGTTCGCGAGGAACTGCGTCGGCGCGAACAGCTGGGCCGCCTCGGCGCTCGGCGCCTGGCACGCGACCCCAACCCGCGACCGGCGCACCGGGACGCCCCGGGCCGGTAGCCTCGTCTACTTTGACGATCCTCGGGTCAGCGGTGAGGCCGGGCACGTCGTCTACATGGCCGAGGGCGGCTACTGCTACAGCAACGACATCCTCAAGCGCGGCGAGATCGACAAGGTCCCGCTCAGGCTGGTCCACGACAGCTGGGGCCTCCGGCAGCTCGGCTGGATCGTCCGGACGCCCTCCGGCGCGATCAACCTCAAGCCGGTGACATCTCCAGTCCCGCCGGTGGCTCCGTGGCTCAACCCCGCCTACCCGCGACCCGGGAACTCCGTGCCCACCTTCCCCGGGGCCGCGGCGTTCCAGAGCGGGAAGAGCAGCGACTCGATCCTGGAGTGGGGGTCGCGGATGGTTCTGCTCGGGCACCTTCGCACCGGCCAGCTCTCGCACAGCTGGACGAGCGGCGTTGAAGCCGCGACGAAGGCCTTCCAGCTCAGCGAGGGCTGGCGTGGCTCGGACGCCGACGGGCACCCCGGCTCGCTCACCTGGAAGCGCGCGTGGGAGCAGGCCGTACCGAAGACTCCGTGGCCGCGCACGCTCACGCCTCGGGGCCACAACGCGCTGCTGGTCGGCTGCGCCCTGACGGTGCTCGGCTACGGCCACAGGTACTTGGTCGGGCCGTCGACGACCTGGGGCACTACCGACCACAACGCGCTGCTCGCCTTCCAGCGCGGCCACGGCCTGCCCGCCTCCGGGCAGACCGACCTCGCCACCTGGACACGACTGGGGCTGAGCTGATGCCTACGACTCCCGGCGGCCTGCCGTACCCCTCCTACCTCGACGCGTCGGACGGGCCGGACGCGATCATGGACCTCGCGCTCGCGCTCGACACGGCGCTGGCGGCCAAGAGCGCGAGCTCGCACTCGCATACGATCGCGACTCTCCCGACCGGCACCAGCAGCACGCAGGTCTCGCTCGGGAACCACACCCACACGAACCTGCCGAACCACAAGCCGTCCTTCAGCACGGACACGGTCACTACCGACGCGAACGGCGAGGCGACGGTGACTCACGGCGCCGGGTTCACTCCCGACTCCGGGGTCATGGGGCTCGCGATCGCCGAGGCCGGGACCGACGTGGCCGCGGTCCAGCCGATATCCGGGTCGTTCACCGCCACGCAGTTCCGGTTCCGGGCGTACTGGGTCAAGGCCAACATCGCGATCGCTGGGTCAGTCCACGTCTGGTGGATCATCTGGTAGGTCGCGGTTTGTCTCGCAGGCTGGCGCCGCAGGTAGTCCGTCGGGTATACTAGGAGCATGACCATGAGCCAGCTGACGAACGATGCTGTAGCCGAGAGGCTCGGCCTCAGCCATTCGGCTGTCTCGCGCATGCGCCGCGGAGAGCGAATCGCCTCGCCGAGGACCGCGGTGAGGATCGCGGAGGAGTTCGGCGTCTCGCTCGACGAGCTCACCCGGGCGAGTGCGCTCGCGAGCTCCGGAGAGCGTGAGCCGTGGGTGGAGCTGTTGTTCCGGGCCTTCGAGGTCCCAGGCGATGCGGCCTGAGCTCTTCCCGTACCAGCAGCAGGGCGTCGACTGGCTGCGCGAGCACCCGCGGTCGTACCTCGCGGACGAAGCTGGCGTCGGGAAGACCGCCCAGCTCCTGACCGCCGCGGGCGACGTCGAGACGCTCGTGATTGCGCCGGGCATGATCCGGGACGCGAAGGTCTGGGAGCAGGAGGCCGAGCGGATCGGGCACGATCCTGAGAACCTCACGGTGATCAGCTACCACCAGATCGTCAAGACCGAGGCGACCCGCCGCCCCTTCCCCGTGGTCCTCGCCGACGAGGCCGTCCGACTCAAGGACCGCAAGGTGTCCTGGAACCTCGCGATGACGAAGCTCGCGAACCGCGCTGACCGCGTGCACCTCGCCTCCGGCACCCCGGTCCCGAACGTGGCGGTCGAGCTCTGGGCGCCGCTCAAGATCTTGGACCCTGAGCGCCCGGCGTACTGGAACTGGGTGCGGCAGTACTTCGACGTCGTGCACGGCCAGTGGACCGCCTACGAGGTCGCCGGGCTGAAGGGCTGCAACCCGATCGTCTGCGGGCCGATCAACCTCGAGTCGTCCTGCGAGCACTGGAAGGCCTTCGCCGACGCGGAGCTCTCCGACTGGATGCTCCGGCGGCTGCGCGCTGACGTCCAGCCCGACCTCCCGCCGCTGCTCGGCGTGGACGAGCCGCTCTACACGCCGATGACGCTGACGCAACGCCAGGCGTACAAGCAGATGGAGAAGACCTTCCTCGCCGAGCTCCCGGCCGAGGGCGTCTCGATCGAGGCGCTCACCTCGTCCTCGAAGTTCATCAAGCTGTGCATGATGAGCACCGGACTGTGCGTCGCTGATCCCGACGCCGACGACCGGCACTCCGGGAAGCTCGCCGCCGTCGCCGAGCTGCTCTCGGACCGCGACCGGCCGACGCTGGTCGCCTGCTACTTCAAGGACACGGCTGCGGCTCTGGTCCGGGTGGCCGAGCGGATGGGCCTGCGCTACGTCGCGGTCGGACAGAGCACCAGCCCGAAGGCCCGAGGCGAGGCGATCGCAGCGTTCCAGCGTAGCGAGCTCGACGTGCTGATCGGCTCCGCGCTGGTGATCGGCGAGGGCCTGACGCTGACCGCCTCCGACGAGCTGATCCTCGTCGAGCGACCGTGGCGCCCGGACCAGGTCGAGCAGGTCGTCCGGCGGCTGCACCGGATCGGGCAGCTCCGGCCGGTCACGGTCCGGCAGCTCGTGACGCCGAAGACCGTCGACCGGAACCAGTGGGACATCCTGTTCGCGAAGGCCGCCCACATCCGGGCCGTGCTGACCCCGGCCGAGATCAGGTCAGCCGCCTAGCTGGTACGCTACCGGACATGAAGCACAACGCGGTCACCAAGCGCGGCCACGACGGCCTGTTCGTCGCCACCTGCGCCTGCGGCTGGGCCTCCGTGCCCACGCAGACGCGTGCCCGCGCGGACCAGTGGGGCGAGCAGCACACCGCCGCGTCCGAGGACGCGATCGAGGACCCGACTTGCCTTTGAGGCACTAGACGTGGTTTACTTGGTCTCGGTGGGTCCCATACCCACCCTGAGAGGAGCACCCACCATGACCACGATCAGCCCGCAGGTGCAGGACCAGATCCGCGCCGCCGTCATCGCCGCGGACGCCGGGACCCGCGCGCTCTACCGCGAGATCAGCCTCGACGTCATCTCCGACGCCGAGCCGGACAACGACTACCAGATCGCAGTCTCGCACTTCCGCCTGACCGTCCTCGACGAGCTCGCCGGGCGCGTCCGCTCTGACGCGACGCCCCGGCCCGAGCTGGCCTCGAACCGCCCGGTGGGCGGTGCCGCGGCCTCGAACCAGTACGGCGTCTTCAAGGTCCACACTCCCTCCGCCGCACAGCTCTCCTTCGTCGCGCGGCTCGTCGCTGAGCGCGTGATCCCCGAGACCGGCGGCGAGCAGGCCGCCCTCGCGGCGTTCCGCCGCGGCGAGCTCAACAAGCGCTACGCCTCCGACCTCATCGAGTGGCTGCTGACGCTGCCGCAGAACCCACGCGTCCCGAACGCGCCCGTGCTCTCGGAGAAGCAGGCCGCCCTGATCGCGAAGCTCACAAACGAGAAGCAGGGCGCAGCCGAGGCCATCGCGACGGCCTGCGACCTCGCGGGCGTGGCCGAGGCCAGCCAGCTCCCGAAGCACGTCGCGTCGAAGCTCATCGACGTGCTGTTCGGCCTCCCGCGGGCGACGGTCACGACCGCCAACTCCGCGATCGAGGCCGGGATGTACCAGCTCGCCGACGGCGCGATCTACAAGGTCCAGCTCGCGGTCCACGGCTCCGGCCACCTCTACGCGAAGCGCCTGGTCCCCGGCGAGTTCGGCGAGAAGGCCAGCTTCGAGTACGAGGCCGGTGCGATCCGCAAGCTGACCGCGGCCGACCGGATGAGCCTCGAGGCCGCCAAGGCGTTCGGCGCGCTCTACGGCACGTGCTGCGTCTGCGGGCGCACGCTCACCGACGAGCGCTCGATCGAGGCCGGGATCGGCCCGGTCTGCAGCGGAAGGCTCTGACGGCACCCGCTCGGCCCTTCCGGGGCCGGGCCACCGTCCCAGACAGCGAAAGACCCCTTCGTGCCCCACGAAGGGCCACTTGAGAGGAAGCACGAATGAGCAACAGCCTGCAGCGCTACGACATACAGGAGCTGCTCGAGGACGGCTACTCGATCCAGGCCTGCAGCGAGACTGAGGTCGTACTGGTCAAGCCAGTCGAGAACCACGTGCTCGGGAACATCGTCATGACCATCGTGACCTGCGGGCTGTGGATCATCCCGTGGCTGATCGGCGCGACGTGGTCCAGGCCGAGCGTGGTCGTGATCGACTTGACCGCGCCCAGCCCGGACCGGCCCCCGTCGATCCTGGCGCAGTTCCGCTCGGTCAACGAGCAGTCGAAGGTCACCGCGGCCGAGACCCGAGCTCGCCGGAGGGCGAAGCGAGCGGCCCGCCGATCGGCTTGAGCACCCCCGGCTGGCCTGCTAGGCAAGCCGTGTGGTAAAATCGCCGTCCGGACCCCACCTGAGAGGAAGCACCATGAGCATCGCCCGCGTCACCACGGTGACGAAGAGCCTGAAGCCCTACACCTGCGGCAAGTGCCGCGAGGAGCTGCCGAAGGGCAGCACGTACCGCTGGTACAAGGTCGGGTTCCGCACCCGGTACCGCAGCATCCGGTGCATGAAGCCCGAGTGCACCCCGCGGAACAGCGAGCTCGACGGCAGCAAGATGGCCACCGTCTGGGACGCGCAGGAGAGCTTCGAGGACGCGCTCTCGAGCGCGGGCTGCAAGTCCGACATCGAGTCCGCGCTGGAAGAGTACGCGGGCGCCGTGCGCGAGGTCGGCGAGGAGTACCGCGAGGCGGGCACCGACGACAACGGCACCGAGTGGAGCCCGGACTCGATCGAGCGCGCCGACACGCTGGAGTCCGCGGCCGACGAGATCGAGAGCATCGACCTCAGCGACGTCGAGCTCAAGAAGCAGTGCGTGGACTGCGAGGGCGAGACCGAGATCGAGTGCGAGACCTGCTCCGGCGAGGGCCAGCTCGAAGACCCCGAGAACGAGGGCGAGACGCTCGACTGCGACGCCTGCTCCGGCACCGGCAAGATCGACTGCAGCGCCTGCGACGGCGAGGGCACCGTCGACGCCGACGACAACGACGAGCCCGACGACGAGGCCATGGAGCAGCTGCGCGACGCAGCCCGGGCCGCGCTCGAGGTGGACCTCCCGTGAGGGCGATCCGCGCCGACGAGGTCAAGTCGGCCGACTGGGTGCTGATCCGCGGGCTGACCGAGAAGTACCGGCTGGTCGAGGGCGCCCGGCTGGTCGACCTGGGCTCCGGCTCGCTCGACTACGTCGAGCTCACGATCTGGGCGCCCGTCACGCTGAGCGGCGCGGACGCGATGGTCTGCGTCACCGTCGAGCGTGAGATCTACGTGAGGACCTGCGCCGGAACGAGGCGCGGTGATGGCTGAGCTGCCCCGGATCTACCGCTGGAGCTACTTCGTCCAGGAGGGCTACCCGATGGTCGGGGAGCCGAACTCGGTGCGCTACTACGACCCGGCGGCCGAGGTCGGGTTCGACGTCCCGATCGACGCCTTCCTGGACTACGACGAGAACGGGTTCCTGCGCGGCGCGCTGATGCACTTCCCGGTCGGCTCACCCGCACCCTGGTGGGACCGCCCCGGTACCGTCTCGCTGATCGTGCGGCCGAACGCCCGACGTCAGGGCGTCGCCACCCGGCTGGTCGCCGCGGCCCGCGCGCACGGACTCGAGCTCGACCCCGAGATTCAGGACTACACGCACGACGGCCGAGCGCTCCGCGTGGCGTTGGAGGCCCGGCCGTCGTGAGCAGCTGTCGGTCAGACCGGAGGGGCCTCCGGCGCGGCGATCGCGTTGAGCTGCCCGACGTTGGCCTCGATCGTGGTCGCGGCGTCCGTCGCAGCTGCCAGCTGACCTGCGAGCTGGGCCTGCAGGTCCGCGATGGTCTGGTCGTAGTTCGCGTCCTCGGTGGCGTCCGCGGCGGCCATCTCGGCAGCGGTCGCGGCAGCCGCGGCGAGCTGATCCTTGAGGTCCTGCACGGTCGGGCCGACACGGTCGGCGACCCCCTGCACGGCGGTCTGCAGGTCGGCCACTGCCTGGCTGAGCTCGGTCATCTTCTGTTCCAATCGTCGTTGTCCGGCCAGGATGGCCACCAGCAGGCGGGTCTGCCGCCGATCTCGGTCCTCCGAGGCGTCGACTTCTCGGATCAACTCTTCGACGTCGTCGTCGAGGTCGACCAGCAGCCAGTCACGGAGGGAGAGAGTCACGGGTCCAAGCATACCCGGTGCGACCCCTGAGATGGAACCCCGACCCCACCCGGTATACTGCGAGTCACTGAGAGGAGCAAGCTGATGAGCAAGATTCGAGTGCTCCGCCTGATGGAGTACATCTACGACAGCATCGAGCTGGCGGAGTCCGACCAGGCGCGCTGGCAGGTGCAGGGCGTCTACCGCCCGAACACCAGCGTGACGATCAAGAGCGCGGCCCTGCCGCTCGAGGTCTTGCCGGACGAGCCGGAGACGCGACGTGCCAGCCGGTCGTGCTGCACCGTGCACCTGCCCGAGGTGATCCGGACCGCAGTCGGTCGGGAGATCTCGGTCTCGCCCCGCCGCCAGTCTGCGTTCGGCGGCACGCTGTGCGCGCTGTGCCTGCGCCGGTTCGTGGACAACCAAGTCACCTTCACGGTGCTGGCCGACTCGTTCAGCGAGGAGGCGAGCTCGGATGAGTGAGCTGAAGGTCGAGCCGACGACCGAGCGCTGGGTCTACCTGGGTCAGCGGCTGGCTCGTGACGGCCGGTTGGTGCACTGCTGGCGCGACCCGAGCGGGTCCGAGGGACTGTGGCCGAAGCTGGCCGGGCGGGTGGTCGGGGGCGCCTACCAGGTGCGGGTGCTCCGGGGCGAGAGCGGTGGCGCACGCGCCTACCCGCCCGAGTCCCTGAACGAGCTCGACCTGGACGGCGACGAGGTCCTGATCCTGCAGGCGCGCGACCAGGCCGACAGGCTCGAGAAGCGAAAGAATGACGCCGAGAAGCGAATGGCCAAGCCGGGCGAGCTGGACCACGCGCTGCGTGAGCTCGAGGCGATCGCGGCCAACTGCCGCAGCTTCCCGGAGATCGACGCACTGCAGGCCGTGGTGCGGGCCCGGATCAACACGGCGTGGCGAAAGGGTGATCGGTGATGAGCAAGCGGACGATCTCGGTGACCGAGTTCACCTGCGACAGCTGCGGGAAGACGTACTTCATCCCAAAGGGCGAGGTGTTGGAGTACGGCTGGACCGGGATGGTGAGGGACGCGTCCTGTGGCCTGCAGGCCGAGTTCTTCGCCTGCAGCCCGGAGTGCCTGCCCGACGCGCCCAACAAGGCGCTGTTGAAGGAGGGTGATCGGCGATGAGCAACTACCCGCCGGGCGTGACCGGCCGCGAGAGAGCGATCGCCGGGCCGTCCTGGGAGGGCGAGATCGAGCGGAGCTGCGACCAGGTCGACGTCGAGATCGCGATCCTCGGTGTCGAGGCGCAGCGCATGCTGGTCGGGGTGCAGCGCAACCCGCGCGCCACGACGGCGGCAGAGCTCGCGGCTGCGGCCGTGACCCTGACCGCTGAGCGGTGCCCATTCATCGACGGTGAGGTCTACGCCTGGGCGTCTAGCGGCGCGCTGCACTGGGGCTGCCCGGTCTGTGGGCACGAGTACGAGGAGGACGAGCGCGACGAGCACGGTCCGGACCCGGACGCTGCCTGGGACTCGCGCTTTGACGACGTGGAGGGGTGAGGTCATGATCGGCGAGATGGCCCGCTACTACGAGGACCAGAGCGAAGCTCTGGACTGGGCCGCTGACATCAGTGACCACGTACCGGCGTTCGTGCCGGACATCCGCTGTAGCCGAAGGGGCTGCAGCTGCGGTGGATTCATCCACCCGGGAATCGAGATCAGAACCGGTGAGAGGAGCAAGGCGATGACGCACGTTCAGAGCGAGATCGAGAGGGCCGAGCGCAGGCTCGAGCGCCTGTACGCCAGGGCCGAGGCCGTGTCGCAGTTCGGCACTGACGAGGACTACCCGGACGAGACCGTGCTGCTGTTCAAGGTCCGGTTCTCCGGGGCGCCGACGGTGTTCACCTACACGGCGATCAAGATCACCGACCGCTGGTTCGTGTCGGGCCCGCGCCAGGCCGGAGTACCGGTCACCTTCGACACGCTGGTCGAGAAGTGGCTGACCCAGGCGTCCGAGGTCTGGATCGTCTCCGAGTGGGAGCCGATGTGACTCTGACCCGCCGGGGCCGCCAGCTCCGGTCGGTGGTACGCTGGGTGGTCGTACCCAGCGTGGTGCTGGTCGGGCTGGTGCTGGCCCTGTCCCTGCCCGCCGCAATCGAAGGATGGATCCGATGAGAGGTTATGGAGCGCCGAAGCCGAACCCGGACCGCGAGATGGTGGAGCTGCCTGGCCCGACCATCGGCGCTGCACTGCTCGCGCTACTGGTGCTCATGGCTGTGCTCGCGCTGTGGGGGTGGACTCATGGCTGACAAGCCGCTCCCGCTCGCGCAGGTCAGCGCGTTCGGGCTGGACTTCGAGGATGAGCCGGAGTACGGCTCCGTGGTCGTGACCCGCTCCGGCGGGAACGGCCAGTGGCTCGACGGCTGGCGTCGCGACTCCGGCGGTTGGTGCGTCGCTGACGCGGGCGCCGTCGACGGACGGCGCTACGACTGGGAGTACGTCTCCGCGACCAACGAACGGGTCGTCGTGGGTATCTTCCGTCCGGGGCGGGCGGGGAGGGGAGGGCGATGAGCGCCTGGCACGGAGGCGTCCCGTGGGCGCCGTCCGTACTAGACCGAGCGATCCGCGACGGGATCGCCGACGAGGTAGCGGCGCTCGCGCTCCGACACCGGAGCAGACGCGGCTCGT